GCTGTTAAAAACTGCAAGTCTTAAATATCAATATATAAGGCTGATAGACGGGTTGAGTCTTGTTTATCAGCCTTATATTTTTATGTCATTATTAGCGTAAAATGATCTGAATGATATGTGATGTTTACACTTTGTTTGCTATATTTGCACATGGCGTTTACACCGTGTTTACACCATAAATTTAATGTATAAAGTGTTGATATATGGCAACTTTTAAGATTTGTGTTAGAAAGCAGCGTTCTGATGGCTTCTATCCTGTTTACATCAGAGTAACCCATAACCGTAAATCCTCTTATATAAAAATGGATAAAATGGTTGATAAAAAAGGGTTGACTCGCACGGGGGAGGTGAAAGATCCTTTTGTCGTATCCTTCTGTTCAGATGTAATCATGCGATATGTGGAGAGAGCGAACAAAGAGGATATATCGCAATGGGATGTAAAAACCCTAGTGGAATATCTGGAAAAAGCGGATGAGGATATCTGTTTTTCTGATTATGCGAGAAAGTATAAACGGGAAATGGAAACAGTTAGAGGCATGGCCCGTAACGCCAAGAATTATGAGTTGGCCTATTGTCATCTTGAGAGATTTGCGGGAACTAGCAAGTTGATGTTTTCCCGGTTTACCACGAAATTCATAAATGACTGGATAAAAACCTTATTGCCAACGGCAAGGGCGAAAGAAATGTATCCTGTTAATGTTCGCCAGATTTTTAAAGCTGCAATAAATGAGTTCAACGATTACGATAGGGGCATAATCAGGATCAAGACTAATCCTTGGCTAAAGGTAAAAATCCCCAATGCGGACACCCCCGATCACAGGGCCTTGGATGCGGACTTCGTTCGTGAGTTTTTCGCGACACCCATACCTCCGACAAAGATGATATTATCACTTCCAGAGTTGGCTAGGGATGTAGCCTTGATGGTCTTTTGCTTGGCAGGAATTAATACCGTAGACCTTTTTAGGGCCAAGAAGTCCAATTTGAAAGGCTGGACATTCTGTTATAATAGGGCTAAGACCCAAAAATTCAGAAGGGATAAGGCGTATATGGAGATTATTGTTCCGGATATTCTCCGTCCTGTCATGGAAAAATACTTTACACCGGATGATGATGAGTTTTTGTTTAATTTCCATAAGACCTATCGTGATGACGATTCTTTCAACGCAAATATGAACTCTGGATTGAAACGTATTTGCAAACATGGCGGTCTCAATGCTATATGTATGTATAATTTCCGGCATTCATGGGGAACCATAGCGAGAAACGATATAAAAGCCTCAATGTATGACGTGGCTTTCTGCATGAATCATTCAAGCGCTCATAAGACTACAGAGATATATGTAAGACCGGATTACTCTATAGTCTCTGAGATAAACAATAAGGTTATTGATTTTGTATTTAACCAAAAAAAGGAAGAAATGGTATATGAGGATCCTGTGAAATATTACCCTGATGATCAGATGAAAATATCTTTTAGACAGATGATTAAAGGCAGTGTCATATATCAAGGCAAGGAGATATTCTCATTTACGGATATAGGATATAATAACATTGACGAAATAATAAAAAAGCTAGCGGGGCATGTCCCGTCGTTTGTTCCAGATGGAGCCAAGGTTGATTTTAGGATAGACAATTTAGATAAAGGTGAATACCGGATATTTATGAGACAAAAAGGAAAAGGCTTTTGATACTTATAAGACAAATAGACCAATAAAAAACGCCCGTGTCAGAAAAAACACGGGCGTTATACTTTTTGGATGCGACAAATAGGACTATTTTGTCCTTTCGACCAAAATCTTTGAAATTCGAACTTGCAGTTGCTGCAACTCGATATTATTCAGTTCTTCCAAATCAATGTTCGCTATTTTTACTTTCCGATTTTCGTCAAAGGAATTTTTCTTCTCCTCGAGAAGAGCGGTTACTAACTCGTCTATTTGATCTTTGATTTTCTCTCCTTTTAACTTGTAATCCGTTGTTCTTGCCATGATATTAGTTATTTAGTTAAACTCTATACAAATTTAGGGAATATCCACGATACAATGATTGTCATTCCTTATTTTCTTTCTCTTTTTCCTCCAAGACCTTTTTAAGTTGATAGAGGCTTATGATATCATATTCAAATGTGGGATTTTCCCAATTTTTCCGGACAGAGTTCGTTTGGACCGATATAAATTTCCGTAGGTCAAATATGTATTGACACGGGCTTAGCCTGATCTCATTAAATGTGATTTGATAGTTATCAAACCACTCTAAAAGTTTTTTAAGTTCCTCGTTCATGGTTATACAATAAAATTTGTTCTCGCAAATATACCAATAATGCCTATATGACCGGACCTAACTATATACGAATGATTCGTAGATGAAAGAAAACAGTATAGAATAGTTGATTTTTTGGTGTCCGATGGGAGATAATGATCAAAGTAACAAACACGAGTCACTTTATTTATCTCTTTTGCGAGAAAAGACAAGATTATGATCGGATCTATAGTTGGAGCCGCCAGTTCCTTGGCGAGTGGCATTGCCGGGGGAATAAAGGCAAGGAAGGCGGCTAGAAAAGCGAACGCCGTGTTGGATAAACAGGCAAAGGAGAATGAGGATTGGTTTAACCGTAGGTATAACGAGGATTATACCCAAAGCGCGGAGGCGCAAGCCGCCTTGACCAAGGCTAGGGAATTAGCGGATGAGCAGTACCGTAAGGCCTCCGGTACCGCCGCGGTCGTAGGAGCTACTGATGAGTCCGTAGCGCAGGCCAAGAAAGCGGCGGGCGAGGTGATATCCGATACCGCCAGTGGTATAGCCACTAACGCTACCGCACGGAAGGATGCTGTGGAATCCCAATATCTCAACACCAAGAATAATATCAGTAACCAAAGGCTGTCTATCTATAATCAACAGGCGGCAAACGCCACGCAAGCGGCTAATCAAGGATTACAGGCAGGGATGGGCCTCGTTGGGGCTGATGCGCAAGCCCATCTTGACAAGGGTAAGGGATTATTCGAGTCTATATTCAAAAGTAAACAACAATGACATTAGAGGAAAGATATAATAGGAAAAGGACTCCGGTCGTTCAAAGGCCGGAATTGTCCACTACGCCATTGGTTGAGCCGGAGGTTGCCGGAAGCCAGAACCCTATAGCTCCAACCGTGGATAATACGGATGAGACCGCTCCGCAAGCGAGCGTTGTCGAGCCTCAAATGAACGATTACCAATGGAACCAAAGGCTTTATGAGACGCTCTTTCAAAAGCCGATAAGTCAAGAGGAGGAGGAGAGAAGAAAACGGGCCGCTTCCGTAGCTACTGGAATCGGGCATCTAGGCAATGTGTTGTCTTCCTTCTCCAATTTGGCATTCGCGGGAGAGGCACCTTCGCAGAAACTACCCACCGTAGCTGATCCTAAACTACAATCCTATTCTGACAGGTTGGAGGCTATCAGGCAAAGATACGGGGCCGGGTATCTGGCCGCAAGGCAAAACGACATCAATAATTATCAAAGGGCATTGCAGCTTTATAGACAGGATCAAGCGAGAAAAGCCCAGAATGATTTGGCAAAAGCCAAGATCGCGCAAAGTGCCGCTCAATTCGCAATAAAGAATGACAGGGAGGAGCGGAAGATGAAACAGGATGCCGCATATAAAGAGAGAGAGTTGGGTATAAGGCAATCCAATCTCCGTAGTCTTGAGCAATATCGTACCGCTAAAGCTAATGGCTCTGGGGCGGATAAGTCTATTGACATCATCGGCAGAAACGGTAAACGTTTCACTTTGTCCGGTAAGGATAAAGATGGGGTTATCGCTTATATGTATAAGAGGATGTTGGAGTATGCGGAAGATCATCCAAAAGAGAATAAGAGTATATCGGATATATCGTGGCAGTTTGGTGAAGGTGGAGACCAAAAGACCAAACAAGCCGCTATTGTCATGAGTAATATTCAGAATTTCCCGGAATTATACGATGAGTTTGATCAGATAATTGGATCGGGAGGTTCTTCTACTAGTACTAACAAGAAAAGTATAGGTTGGGATAATAATTCGAGTTCTAAAAATGTAGGTTGGTAAAATTATGGAAGTGAACAATACCAGAAAATTATATGACGCTTTAAAAAGCGATGGATATACTGATTTGGGCGATTTTTCCTCTTTTGAGGGGAAATTGAAAGACTCAGGTAAGCGTGAAATGCTTTATGATGTCTTGAAAAAAGATGGATGGCAAGATTTAGGAGATTTCTCCCAATTCGAGAGTAAATTAGGCTATGCTCCAATTAATAACGAGAATATTAAAGAGACAGACTATGTTTCCCAATCAAGTGTTAATCCTCCTCCTATATCCCTAAGACAAGAGGTTGATATTCCCAAATCAGATCAATCCGAGTATGTTAATCCATGGGATAATTCTGCCGATTATAATTTTGAGTCCTTGCGTAAAAAAGGAAAGATTGAGACCGCTACTCCTCCACCTCCTACGGAGTATGAGAAGGATTCTTCTTTCATGAATACTTGGGTAGGAGACGCTATACAGAAACTTAACGCAGGAGGAGCCGATCTTGGTGCCGGTATATTTGGGGTCTTGGATAAGGCGGCTAAAGGGTTGGAATCCGCAACGGGAGGACTGATCCCACGTGGCGGGGCATTCAAGGATATCTCAGATATATTTAAGGCTGATGCGGAGTTTTCCCGGGCAAGGTCAAACAGATACAATGGCAAGGATTTCACCGATCTTTGGAAAGAAGGGAATTATATGGGTGCCATAGGCGATATAGCCTTGCAAGGCGTAGAGTCGCTTCCGATGTCAATCGGGGCCATGGCCGCTACAATGGCCGGAGCTCCAGCGGCCGGACTCGCAGGTATAGGATCAATAGTGGCTAGCCAGAAATATGATGATCTCGATCAGAATAACCCAAACATGGGAGAGTTCGCAAAGGTATCTAACGCTATTCTTACTGGTACGGCAGAATCCTTGTCTGAGATGCTGGGCGCTGGCGTATCCAAGGCTTGGATGTCAACCTTATTCAAGACGCTAGGAAAGGAAAAGGCGCAAGAGGCTATCAAGCGTGGCATAATGGGTAAGATGCAAGAGTTCTATAAAAAATTCGGTATGTTTTTCGAGCCTGTAAATGAAGGTATCGAAGAGGTGTCTTCCACGCTAGCGGAGAATATAACGGATAAGATAACAGGCGCGGATCCGGAAAGGGATTTGACCGATGGTGTATTGCAGAGTTTTGTCTATGGTATGGGAGGCGGCGCTTATTTTACTGGGGCCGGAGCGTTGGCTAAAGGTGCGCAATACGTAGCGGATAAAATAGGAGGCAAACAGGCTCAGCAGCCTATCACCGATTCCAATGTAACAGATCAAGGCGTTGACACTCCTCCTCTATTAACTAAGTCTAGGTTTGCCGAGGCAGAGGAAGAAGGTCGAAATATGACTGATCCGGGCGATATACGGACGGCGAGCAAAAAGATGGAAGAGACAAGGCTTTCCCTATCTGGAATGGTTCCGGGTTTGGCTAGTACGATAGAAAGCTATGTGGATGATAAAGCTAGCGAGGCCCAAGTGATGAGTCTTCTTGATGGAGTTAATGCGGATGCCCGTCCGTTAGCCGAGGATTTCTACGCTGATTATCTCAGGATATCCGGTTTGCAGGATCGTATAGGCGAGGAAATAGACAATGAGGTTGAAACTTACGTTGCCAATAATATTACTCCTTATGTTACCACGAATCCTGATGGTCAGTCTATCGTTACCACAGCTACGCTTAGCGAGGGAAATGAGGAAAGACCTGTGTACGTTAGGAGTATCGAGGGAGATAAGGCCGTTATTTCCGATAACGGACAGGATCGGATGGTCTCGGTGAAAAGGTTGAGCGATATAGTAGAGCAAGATGCCGGTCATATGAGACGGACCTATGAGGATCAATTATTGGCTACCCGCCAGTCCGAGCTTGACATGACCATGCATCATAATCCCAAGACGCAATTACCAAAGCCGGGGTTGATCATATGGAACGGGGATAATGCGTTTATCCTTCAAGGACAAGATGAGAACGGTGATTGGATCGCTCAACCTGCGGCTTATGATAGAGAAACCGGGCAGGTGACAGCCAAGAATGGCTCTTCCCCCGCAATGCCTATAACAGAGAATGAGATTCTTGATCTTCAAGATGCCATATATGACGCTCAACAAGTTAATGTGGTGTCGCCAGAGGATGATAATGTTGAAAGTACTGATGCCGAGATAACCTCTGCACCTCCCATGGAAGATGCGATCAACCAGCCAACGAGTGAGATTGAGACGGAAGGTGCCATTGATCAGATAGCACAACCTAGCAATGTAGAGAATCCCTCCATGGTCATGCGAGAAGATGGTACGCCAGATTTCGTATCGTCTGGTACGGATATGACCTTGGATTTCCTCCATGATAAATATGGCGATAAGATGCCAAGGAAGATCGAGGTGACGAGAAAGTCTTTCGATGAAAGCCTTAAAAAAGCGTCTGATGCCTTGGAAAAGGCGCAAGAGGCATACGATGACGCCCCTATCGGAAAAGAGGATAAGGCCGAGGCCGCATTGATAAAAGCCCGACAAGAATATGAGGCGATCAAGGTCGAGGCTGATTTCTGGGCTAATCTTGATGATGATATCAAGGAGGCCAGCAAGAAGCCGGGTGATGTCATAGCAAAGGAGATCTCCGTGATGGGTGATCCTATGAGCGGAGAGGAGCTTGCGGCCATGATGCTGGCTAATGGGGCGATCAAATTGACACGTGACAGTTACAAGAAAGAGACCGGTGCCGGGAATAATGAGACTGCAAGAATGTTCGGATTGTTCGCCTCTCCGGAGAAAGGCGGTGTTAATATAGAGAGGGCAGGTGAGATATTGGAGCTTGCCGATAGGGAGAATGGCACTAACTTCTTCGATGAGAACGATACGAACGCCGGAAGGGACGCTATCATAGAGGTCTTGTCTTCCGCTCATACACGTGGAGACTTGATCGATTATGTCAAGAGGAACCGTGAGGCGATCGCTGAGCGTGAGAGACAGGCCGAGTACAACGCTTACGCTGAGTGGTGCGAGGAGAATTATCATATGTCCCCGGAAGAATACGAGGCGTATGAGGAAAGCATGGTACGTGATTTCTCGGAGAAACAATTGACTGATGAGGAGCGAGGCGAGCTTGATTCGCAAATCGTGGATGAAATACAGGCCATAATTGACGAACAAAATGAAATAGACGCTATCTTAGCGCAAAATAAACCGATAGAAAATGAAAACATTGAAGGAAATGACGAAAGCGGAGGCGATGGCTTACGCGAGGGAGGCGGCGAGGTATTGCCAAGAGAACAACTTGATCAGACCGGGGGAACTGGAGAGGTTGAGGGAAGAGAATCGGCTGGCCCCGACATTGATCGCACGGATGGAGCTACACAAGAAGGCTCATCAAGGGGACTAGTTCCTTTTGTCGCTCCTTCTCCAAAGGAGAATGAGACCCCATTGGACTATGCCGAACGCATAGTTGAGGCTAAGAGATTGCACGAAGAGGAGCTAAAGGTTGATACCAATCCAACAGAGGCGCAGAAAGAGGCCGGCAATTACAAGAAAGGCCATATAAAGATAAACGGTTTCGATGTCACCATAGAGCAGCCCGCCGGTTCCGTCCGTTCCGGTAAGGACGCTAATGGAAAAGAGTGGTCTGTTACCATGAACAACACTTACGGTTACATTCGAGGTACTGAAAGTGTGGATGGTGATCATATAGACGTATTCCTAGGTCCGGATATGAATAGTGACATGGTGTATGTCGTGGATCAGGTGAATACTGATGGCTCATTCGATGAGCATAAGGTTATGATGGGATTCCCTTCATTGGAAGACGCTAGGTCAGCTTACTTCTCAAACTATGAGGACGGTTGGCAAGGGTTAGGTAACATTACCGGGGTAGCGTTGGATGAGTTCAAGAAATGGATTGATTCCTCGACTCGCAAAACAAAGCCCTTCTATGAGTATAAGGGAATTAAACAGGAGGAAGGCGATATTTCTAAAAATAATGATTCTGATAATTATAGCATTGTTCCCTCCCAATATACTACCAAGAAAGGAAAAGTTCTTGATATGCGGTTATTGAAGTTCGGTAATGAATTATCGAAGGAACAGCAACGTGCCGCCAAAGAGCTGGCCAAGGCTGAAAAGGGTTGGTATGACAGGGAACAGCGAGGTTTCATGATGCGTAGCGATGAAAGCGCAAGGCGGTTGGCCGATACCATTCTTGGCGATACCGATGCCGTAAGCGATGCGCAACCTATTTCTCTTGAAGACACACGCAGGGTTGTAGAGCCTCAAAAGGTAAATGTAGAAAACCTTATTGGTGATATCAACGATAAGGGCAAAGCCAAATTGAGCGATCGTACCGTTACCCCTAGCGGTAACCGCCTTGTTACCGATGAACGGTATGCGGAACTCCGTGAGCGCATGCGCAGGAAACTAGGCGGTCAAATGAATATGGGTGTTGATCCTGAGATATTGGCGATAGGTACTGAAATGGCGGTTTATCATATAGAGAAAGGATTGCGTAAGTTCTCTGATTACTCAAAGGCAATGATCGATGATCTAGGTGACGCTATACGACCGTATCTTAAAGCATTCTACAATGGAGCGAGGGATTTGCCCGAAGTAGGAGATAACGGATGGGATAAGGATATGACCGCTTATGAGGATGTCCGTTCATTTGATGTAGCTAATTTTGATAAGCCTGTCCCGGATATAATGGATGCCGCCGAGACCGTGGTTAGAGAGACAGAGATTGCCAGACAAGCGAGTGCCGCGAAGAAAAAAATAAAAAATAGCCGGAAAAAGCAAACGGACAACAAAGACAAACCATTACCTTTGTATGGTAACGATTTATTCACTCCTAATAATATTAAAGACAATGAGCAAGGAAATTCAAGAGCGGATCAAGGCGTGGGAAGAAAAGCACGGGAAGAGGATCGAGGATCTGAACGCGGAGGAGACCGTGGAGGCGTGCATGGAAGTGATGTGCTTGACACGGAGCGAGGCCGAGGAATACCTATCAGCGACAGCGACAAGCGGCCTGTTGTAAGGAATCAAAACAATTTCAGCTTCCCGGAGAAAGGTATTGAGCTTCCTTCCGGTGATATATCCAAGCTAAAAGCCAATATTGAGGCGATAGAAACGCTGAAAGACGTAGAGGACGGCCAAGGAAAACCTACCCCGGAACAACAAGCCAAGATGTCAAGGTACGTTGGATGGGGAGGTTTGGCCGAAGCCTTGAACGAAGGCAAATACAACGCGCGTGACAACAATTGGACTAAGGATCGAAATTGGAATGATAAGTATCTACGTTATTACGAGAAACTAAAATCCTTATTAAGTAAAGAAGAGTTCGACAGTGCCGTCCGTTCCACGACAACCTCTCATTATACCCCGTCCGAGGTCGTGGAAAGCTTATGGGGAATAACGGAGAAACTTGGATTCAAGGGCGGCAATATCAGTGAACCCGCTATGGGTATAGGCAACATAATCGGTATGATGCCTAGGTCTATATCTGAAAACTCAAGTATAAGCGGGTTCGAGATAGATAGTTTGTCCGGTCGTATGGCAAAGGCCTTATATCCTGACGCTAATATAAAGGTACAGGGATATGAGAAAGCGTTTTCTCCAAACTCGAAAGACTTAGTTATCACCAACGTCCCATTCGGGAAAAACGCTCCATATGATAAGGTTTTAGATAAGCAATTCAGGAAGAAACTTGGTTCCTCTTATAATCTCCATAATTATTTTATCCTAAAGGGGCTTCTGGAATTGAAAGAAGGTGGTCTCGGCGTATTCGTCACGTCCTCGGCTACGATGGATGGGGCCGATAGTAAGTTCCGTGAGTACGTGAGTGGAAACGGTTATGATCTGGTCGGAGCTATTCGATTGCCTAATGACGCTTTCCAGAAAGGGGCCGGCACGAGTGTTACGGCCGACATCGTTATATTCCGTAAAAGAAAGTATGGGGAACCTTCGAATGGGATAGGGTTCACTACTACAACGCAAATAGGTGAAGGAACTTATATGGAGGACGGGGATAAAAGGAGCAAGCCTATCATGGTGAACGAGTATTTCTCCAATCATCCCGATATGATGTTAGGTGATATGATGACCGCTTATGACGCTGGTAGCGGAGGTCTATATAGTGGAGCGTCCCAGACATTGAAAGCCAAACCCGGGGCCGATTTAAGCAAGGAACTATTTAATGCTATTGATAACTTACCAAAGAATATCCTATCAGGTGTTGTAGAGACTAAAGGGCCGGAGGTTGTGGGTGACTCCACTTTGAAAGATGGTACTATTACCGTCCAGAATGGCAATGTCTTTGTTTTAGATGGGGACTCGTTAAAACCGATTAAGGCAAATCCTACGTTCGTTCATAATGGTAAGACCCGGAAAATAGCGGATGCGGTAAATGATTACAATGATATAAAGAAAAATCTATACGATCTTATCCATGATGAGCAAACAAAGGGTGTGGACCCCGAGCCCGCGAGGAAAAGGCTAAACAAAGTATATGATGCTTTCGTGTCCAAATATGGGACACTTAACAGGAACAAGGCTTTGGACGATATTTTCGCCGAGGATGTTGAGCATGGATTACCCTTCTCTTTGGAGACCGTTAGAAGGGTACCTTCCACGACCGGAAAATCCATGGTATGGGAAGTCTCGAAAGCGGATGGTATCTTGAATAAGCGTGTAAGTTATCCATTCGAGCTACCGACAAAAGCGGATAATGTCTTGGATGCCGTCAATATAAGCAAGTCATATAAAGGTAATATTGATATACCTTATATCTCGGAGATAACGGGTATGGATGAGGAGAACGTGACAAACGAGATACTAGAGAAGGGAATTGCTTATAGGGATCCTGTTACCGGCAATATAATAGATAAGAGCGAATATCTCTCTGGAAACGTAAAAGATAAGTTGGTCGAGGCTAGGGCGGCCTTGGAAGATCATCCGGAGTTTCAAAAAAACGTGGATGACTTGGAAGCCGTACAGCCAGAACGTATACCCTATGGTGAGATAAGTTATCGACTGGGGACTACATGGATCCCGTCTGAGTTTATAAATAATTTCGCTGATAATGTACTGGGTATATCTTACGCTAACGCTAATTTTATTCCGGAGATCGGTGAGTATATTCTTGATAAGAGGGCGTTCATAACCGATTACGCTAAAGCCGGTCAATTCAAGACTGAGAGAATGGACGCTATAGACGTGTTCAAGGCCGCTCTTAACCAACGTAAACCCAAGGTTTATGACGAGATTAAATATTATGAGGACGGTAAGCAGAAAACGAGAAGGGTCGTAAACGAGCAGGAGACACAGGCCGTTGCCGAGAAAATATCCGACATGTCCGATAAGTTCGTGGAGTATATTGATTCTAAAACGATGTTTCATGGTCGTATTGAGGACGTGTATAATGATAAATATAACAACTATGTACTAAAAAAGTATGACAAACCGGTTTTTGAGCATTATCCTAACGCTAATAAGAATATAACACTTAGGGATCACCAGAGCAAGGCGGTGCAACGTTGTCTATCCGAGAGCACGTTACTCGCTCACCAAGTCGGTACGGGAAAGACCTTTACCATGATTACGTCCGCTATGGAAATGAGACGGCTAGGTATAGCGAAGAAACCCATGATCGTTGTCCAAAACGCTACCCTAGAGGATTTCGTCCGTGACTTTTATAAACTGTATCCTTCCGCTAAGATTCTATCTCCGACAAAGGAGGAGCGTAATGCCGATAATAGGACAAGGCTGTTCAATCTTATAGCTACCGGAGATTTTGACGCTATCGTTGTCCCACAGTCATTCATGGCATTTATCCCGGATAGCGAGGAGAGGAAAAAGGCATATATCCAAAAGCGTATAGATGATTTTGAGGAAGCTATCGATCGCATAGAAGACAAGGCTTTACAGGAGAGATTGAAAAGGGAGGCCAAGAGTATGCGTGATTCTCTGGAAGGTATAAAGAAAGGGAAAAACGTAAAGGGCAAGGCAAAGACAGCGGAGACTATCACGGCCAAGACTGAGCGTATTCTTGACAGGCGGACTGATAACGTCATGACGTTTGAGCAAATGGGTGTTGACGCTTTGTTCATCGACGAGGCGCATAATTATAAGAAGATCGGGTTCCCAAGTAAGATGTCGAACGTTAAAGGTATCGATACGAGCGCGTCACAAAGGGCTAATAGTATGTTGCTAAAAGCCCAATGGATATCTGAGAATAATGGTGGTCGAAACGTGGTTCTGGCAACCGGTACCCCTATCACTAATACAATGGCAGAGGTCTGGACTATGATGAATTTCGTGGCACCCGATATCCTAGACGCATATAATATCAATAGCTTTGACGAGTTCGCTACCACTTTTGGAACGGTTGAGCCGTCATTGGAGTTTACCGCTACCGGTAACTTTAAAATAGCCGAGAGGTTCAAGAGCTATACGAATGTCCCGGAGCTTATAAAGGCGTTCAGGAGCCATACGGACGTTGTCTTGACAGAGGATGTCAAGGAGTTCAAGGAAGACAAGAATATCCCTAAGTTGAAAGACAATAAGATGACCAATGTCATTGTCGAGAAGAACGAGGACTTGGAGGATATCATGCAAACCCTTATCAAGGAATTAGAGGATTATAACAAATTGACAGGAAAAGAGAAGAAGGATAAGAGCGCGCTACCCTTGGTCGTGTTCAGCAAGGCTAAACAGGCTGCGATTGACCTTCGCTTGCTTAATCCTACATTTCCCGACAATCCTGATAGCAAGACAAACAAGGTGGTCGATAACGTGTTGAGATTATATAAGGAAAGCGATAAGGACAAAGGCACGCAACTTATATTCTGTGATAGTTATCAATCCCCTTCTGAGACTCCAAAAATGGATTTATTCGATGTCGATTTATCTGTTCCTCAGTTTAATTTGTACAACGATATAAAGGAAAAGCTTATCAAGGGAGGTATTCCGTCTAATCAGATAGCTATCGTTGGCAATTATGAGGGAGAAAGGAGAAACGCCTTGTTCGATAAGGTCCGTAATGGGGATGTGCGCATTCTTATTGGAAGCACGGAGAAAATGGGAGTGGGTGTCAACGTGCAAGATCGTCTATTCGCCCTGCATCATATTGACGCTCCAATCAGGCCTATGGATTTTGAGCAACGCAACGGTCGTATCTTACGACAAGGAAACTTATACGCCACATGGGATAAACCGGTGAACATCGTCACATATGGCGTTAAAGGTACCCTTGACGCTACCGCCTATGACAGGCTTCGTATAAAACAAAACTTCATCAACCAAATGATGAAAGGCGATATATCGTCTCGTGTCATGGAGGAGCAAGACGATAGTGATCCGTCTGGAATGACCTTTAGTGAGATGGCGGCGACGTTATCCGGAGATAAGACCGCCCAACTACTGTTTGTGGCACAGAACAAGTTAAAGAAACTGCAAAACTCCAAGAGGAGCGATCTTAACAGTAAGTCTTCCATGCGTGACTCTATATCTAAATCCAAACTTAGGATACAAGAATACAACAGCCGGAAGGATATCATGGAAAGGAACGCCAATATCGTAAAAGAGAACTTCCCTGATGGGGTTGAGTCCGTGACTGTTAAAGGCAATACTTTCAGCGATGGTATATCGAATGAGCTTACGCCCATTATTGATGATTACTATGATAGATATACGCTTGACAGAAACACCCCTCCTCTGAAAATCAGTCTCAATGGAGGAAAAGGCGAGGCAATCGTGCATTTCAATGAAGGAATGATGGTCTATAGTTTATATTTAGGAAAGGAAAAACTGGTTGAGAATCGTGATTTTAGCGGCGGCAGGGGTTTGATGGCTAGCATTGACAGGCAGTTGGGGATTCCCGCTAAATCCGTCTCAGATATAGCCACTAAAATAAAGGCAGAGGAAAACAAGATAGCGGGATTAGAGGAAGCCGTTAAGAAACCGTGGGGAAAAGAGGATGAACTTAATGCGGCTCAGGCGGAGGTTAATGATCTGCAGAGACAATTAGTTGAAAAAGCTAAAGCTGAGGATATTCAGTTAGAATCAACTCTTGACGTTGATGGTACGTTGGTAAAAGAGGAAGGAGAGACTCGATTTCGATTCATGGGAGTAGATACAACTAATAATCAAGATAATGTAAGTTCTATTGAATCCTCAATCAACGATTGGTCAAACAAGCTTAATACCCCTGTCAGGGTAATCCATGACGTGGACGATATAAACGATACGGATGAGAATATGTTGGCCCGTAAGAGAGATTCCAAAGGCTGGTATGATACTTCTACCGGGGAGATAGTCATAGTATCACCTAATTCCACGTCCGTAGGTGACGCTCAAAGGACTTTCCTCCATGAGGTGGTAGGGCATCATGGGTTACGTGAGCTATTCGGGGATGATTTCGATACTTTCCTTGATAACGTGTATCGGAACGCCAACGAGGATATCCGGAAAAATATCATTGACCGGACTAAAGGCAATCCTCTTAACTTGCGTGAGGCTACAGAGGAATACATCGCTGAATTAGCGGAACGTGGTTTCGATAACAAGGCCGAGCGTTCGTTATGGGAAAAGATCAAGGACTCTTTTCTTGATATGTTGAGAAAGGCCGGTATTAGCCTTGATTTCAAGTTATCGGATAATGACCTTCGTTATATCCTCTGGAGAAGCTATAAGAACTTGGAGCAAGGAAACTTGATGGATGTGGCCGAGGATATCGTGATGAGAAATAGATTAAGTCTTAACAATATAAATTTGAACGAAAATGGATCAATCGCAAGAGATATTGAACCTGAAAAAGGAAAACAACCTTCTGAAACAAAAGGTACTGGAAGGGAACTCGAGACAATCGATGGCGTTGATGAGAACGGAAACGAAAGTGAACGAGACCATATCGACAAACCAAGGGGAGTTGAAAACGCTATTGACGGAACTGAAAACGCAACTGACCGAAATGGAAAAAAGACTGACGGCCAAGTTGACAACGATGGAGACCAACTTGACGGAGGAGATACGGGCGATAGGAACGGAAGTGTCCGGGATGGAATCGGCGGTGATCGGACTGTCATCGGACGTGCAGGATCTGAAAACAAGGGTAGAGGCGTTGGAGAAAGCGTAAGGGAAAAGACGGATGATTTCTCTTTCGCCGAGAAAACAATCCGTTTTAGGGAGAACGCGCGGAATGAGTCGGTATTGTTCGCTGATAATGATATCCAAGTAGTAGAGAAACAGGTAGGTTCCGCCAAAGATCAATATGAGCGTACCCTATCTACATCATCCTATCAATTTCAGGAGGCGTTTCAGGATTCTATGCTAGGGCTTAAAACATTGCAGGATGCCGTGGCAAAGGCAACGAGGAGTCGTATATTGGATTATGAGAACGCTTATATGGCCGAGAATGCCCTTTCCTCTGTTAATGAAGCTGAGTTCAACGCTTATAGGAAAGCGGCTTTCGAGCCTATCTTAAAAGCGATCTCACGTTTGGAAAAGATGGGATCATCCATTGATGAGATAAGGGATTACCTTATAACCAAGCATGGTATTGAGCGTAACAGGGAAATGGCCGTTAAACGAGTGTTGTCACAAAACTCGGAAACATATAAATCCCTGCTTGACGAGTATATCGGGAGAAGGAATGAGATACGTGAGAACGGTAGGTCTTGGGAAGAGCAGCAATCAGAAATGGATAGGCTTGCCGAGGAATACGGAGCTAATCTTTCTGATGATTTCAGCGGATTCACGTCCATGTATCCTAACGAGGATAATACGGGGTATGATCCGGATTCCGCAAGGAGATACGTATTGGATTACGAGTCAAGATATGATACATCGGAATTATCGGCCTCTGTCAAAAGAGCCACTGACGCTATATTGGCAAAGCAACGGGATAGCGGGCTTATGAGCCAAAATACGTTTGATTCGATCAGCGATATGTATCAGTTCTATGTGCCTTTGCGTGGATGGGAGGAGACTACGGCAGATGAGGTTTACGCTTATCTTACATCCGAAAGCCAGACGTTCAACGCCCCTATAAAGACTGTCGTTGGGCGAAAGAGCAAGGCTGACGATCCTATAGCGACGATCGCTAATATGGCAGAGAGCGGAATCATGCAAGGGAATAGGAACTTGATGAAGCAAAAGTTTTTGACAATGGTGCAAAACCATAAGACGGATCTCGTGAGCGTAAGCGAAATGTGGGTTCGTCTTGACGAGACTTCCGGTGAGTGGATCGCCGTTTTCCCGGATATACCATCTAACGCCAATCCGGAACAGGTGGAGTCTATCGTGGAATCTTTCAACAAACGCATGGAGGAGCTATCCAATGAAAAAGGATCTAATGTCAGGCGTTCAAGGGATGCTATAGGGATACCTTACAAGATATTGCCAAAGGACTTGAAGGAGCATCAAGTGATCATAAAGAGAGCCGGCAAAGAATACGTGCTTACCATAAACGGGAACCCAAGGGCCGCTCAAGCGTTGAACGGGCTTACAAACCCGGATAATACGAAAGGATGGTTCGGTACCGTGGAGAGATACGCCGGATGGCTGAACCGTAACTTGGCCGCTAACTTCACGACACGTAACCCGAATTTCATGGTAAGTAACTTCCTACGTGACGCGCTTTATTCGAATACTACCGTATGGGTCAAGGAAAGTCCTGTTTACGCTTGGAAGTTCAATAAGAATTTCGCTAAGGTAACCCCGATCAATATGTATCGTCTGGTCAAGGGGTATGAGAACGGTACGTTGGATATGAGCGATCCCTTGAATAAGGCATATCATGATTTTGTGATGAGAGGAGGAGAGACTGGATACACCAATTTGAGAGACGTGGAAGCCAAGAAGAAGGCGATCCAAAAAGAGCTTCAATACTCCAAGCAAAAGGTATCTATCGGAAAGGCTTTGAAAATACTAGGTGAATGGATGGACTTGTTCAATAAGAGCGTAGAGAATTGCGCTAGGTTCACCGCGTTCCTTACTTCTAGGGAAATGGGGCGGAGCATGGATAAATCCATTTATGACGCTAAGGAGATATCCGTAAACTTCAATAAGAAAGGGGCGGGTTCAAAATTCTTGAATACTGAGGGGCAAACCAAGATAGGTAACGCTAGCGCTTTCACGTCCGGATTGTCAAGATCCATGTATGTATTTTGGAACGCTGGTGTACAAGGTATGTATAATTTCGGAAGGCTGGCCAAGGATAATCCCAAGAAATTCTTGGGGTTAGCGTCCTCTTTCTATTTACTTGGCACTATCATGCCTATGATCGCTACCGCTTTTGGAGATGATGAAGATGATGATTACTACGATCTTCCGGAATACGTGAGACGTAATAATATCTGTTTCCGTAACGGTGGAGGAAATTGGATTACAATTCCTATGCCCATAGAGTTAAGGGCTATATATGGACTAGGAGAAATGTCTTTTGGAATAGTTTCCGGAAAGGAGAAGTATACCGATAAAAAGATGGCCATGAAGATAGCGGAGCAAATGTCACAGGTTCTTCCTTTGGACATGATGGAGGGAGGTGGAGGATTCTCCGCTTTCGTCCCAAGCTCGGTAAAGCCATTGATTGAGGCCGGAGATAACAAGGATTGGACAGGTTTGCCTTTATATAAGGATAACGACTTCAACAAGGGTATGCCGGAATGGACAAAGGCTTTTAAGAGCGTGGATCCCGCTATATTGGTAATGACTAAATATGCCAATGAACTGACCGGAGGAGATAAATACACTACGGGTACCGTTAACCTAAACCCAGCCATTATAGAACATATATTGGACGGCTATTTCGGAGGTATTGAGGCTACACGTTCCCAGATGGTCAAATCCGCTGAAACCGCTTGGGGTAGTCGTGATTTTGACTGGAGGAATATCCCTGTCGGGAACCGTCTTATAAAGAGTGGTGATGAGCGGACGAAAAAGAAAGCCATAGATAACGCTTATTATGAGAATTTGGAGGAAATGGATAAGATCGGACAAAGATTGAGAGGATATCGTAAAGAATTGTCTAATCCACAGAACGATAGTTTTGATATAGCAGAGTATCAGAAAAAATTGAATGATCTTATGATGAGCGATGAATATCGTGGATATGTAGAGTTTAATAATCTTAACAAATTGTATCAATCAATGGGTGAGTATTTGAAGAAGGTAGATGATGAAAGATTGGAAATGGAGTTATACGATTTGAAAGCTATGATGAATGAGATAGCTAATGGTGAATAGGTAAAGTGGCGGGTGGCGTTGGTTTCACCCGCCTAATATTTAAATCTAGTGACTAAAATCCTAATTTCTTATTAAATTCATCCCAATCTCCTAGATCTTGATACCCGTCCTCTTTCATATTATCATACAAATCACGTCTTGATCTATATTTTTTTAATTCTTCTACAAACCCATCAAAATCATATTTGTTTGTATTTATATGCCCATCTTTTATTAAGCTCTTGTAAAGAGCTTTTCTGTTTTTATATATTATCTCTTTTCTGTTTTTTATATTCAAATTAATAATTGATTTTATATAATCTCTATCCTTGTCTCTTACACATAAAGGACATAGATCTTTTGTAATATCATATGTAAATGAATTTATATCATGCGTAATGGCTCTGTCATTTTTCAGTCTTTTGCAAGATCCGTCAATACAATAGTTTCCAGTTTCCTCATTCTCGTATACATACCTAATATCTTTATTGCATGATATTAATGAAAGTATTATGAACATAAAGATCACCTTGAATATTCTGTATGTTTCCTCGCTCATGTTTTATGTATTTATATTTTTTTGCAAAATTACCCAATCTTCACATCCGTTATCCCGCAGGAGGCATGTTTTACGGCATATTTTATTTTAGTTTTATCCCGAGGAATAGTAAAAAATAAAAAACTCCCCAAATCCTCACGGACAAGGGAGTTTTTATTATTTAACTATAATCTATATGAATGGTTTTCAGACAACCTTAAACGATCCGATTCTCACGAACTAGAGCGTTTGTAATATCTAAATCCATATCTAAACAAAGACATACTTAATCATCATTGCCGATCCTCCCGGAATAGCAACGGTGGGTATATCCGTCTTAAAATGCTTCCCAATACCACCCAAGGGAAGCGGGAAATATTTATTCAAACTATATTTTATGCCATAAGGAAAGGAGTGTGCCCCCATCCTCCAAAGCTATCCCCTTGACATAAATATACCTCTGGTTCTCACGAAAGAGCGGTATGACATTGATAAAATTATTTTATGAATACAACCTAGTGTAATATCTTTAAGTAATGACTCCAGTCCATCACGGATGAGAGCCATAAGGGGTTATAAATATATAACATACCATATACGCATAAAAAAAACGTGGCGCCGTCGCAACTACCAAGACCCGGCGTCCCCACGCCAACATAACAGGTAGTAAGCAACAGCCCACGTCTTATATATAGATTATATATACAAATAACGTGGGCGTATTGTTGCTATCGGCTCCCTGTTATGTTTATAAATTTGGGGAATTTAGGTCTTTATAGGAGACGATATCTTTAACGCCACAATGTGTGTCACGTCTTATATTCTAATCAGTGACTACGCGAATATACTCTATTTATTTTATATTAGTAAAAAATAAGTCGTATTTTATTTATCTAATATTGATTTTTACAGGGGAAACGTTCATGCGCACGCTATAAACTCGACTCATTTTTGGGATATGAATCAAGATATCCCGTTGATTCTTCTTTGATTATAGAAGGCTTAGGCATATCCTCTGATATGAGCGCTCCTATCATGTCTGTCATCAATATATCGTCGTGATTGCCACGACCGGGAATATTCCCGTAACTACCGTCCGGACGTTGCTCGTATTTGGATGCCTCCTTATACATGCGCTCATCCGGGTCTATGAACATATCGTCCTCGAACGCCACTATGAAATTATCTACCATGTCCTGCTTGGTCTTTTTGTTGGTCTGGAAGCCTATCTTCTTGTATATGCCGTTCCTTATGTCCTCGGGATCCGTCGCCGCTCGCATGTAAAGATTAGGGTAGATATCCTCTATCTTTTTCAGTATGCCACGAATATGATCGCCTTCCTCCACGAACTCGGATGCCTCTGATTTTTTCTTATCAAACGTATTGCTCTCGAAGGCGAGAAGGGCATTCTTGTAGTATCTGGCGATCTTGACGGCTTTGTAGGCGAGCCAGTCATATCGTATATGACCGTGCCATCTGGCTACCACCTCCGGCTTTCCTCCGCTAAATCGTAAATTCCATCTGTTTATCACTGTTATACATGAGGGGTCTGAGTTCTTGCTACGTCCACCGACATCGACAATAACAAGATACTCGTTGGATGTCCTTGTATCATCGGGCCTCTTCCAGATTCTCAACAGGCCGTTCGGATTCTTGGTGAGAATTATCCTCTTGGTCTTCTCTGATTGGGATATGTCGCCAATGAACTCCGGGGGTGATACGTATCTTTCCCGCATCACCTCGATCGTATAGATATTGAACACGAGATTACCGGAATACTTGAAACACTCGACATCATCGGATGGTGCCTCGGATGCCATCGAGGCGTGATCATGGAACGAGGCCCTTTTCTTGATATACCATTTGATGTGCTCCAGCGTAGCTCCTTTTTCCCATAGAGACCATAGATACTGTCCCGGCTCGCTATTGTCATTAGGGGAGGTCGTGACATCCCTTCCCTCTAATAGATCCAGTATGAAAAGCCGGGTCTCTTTCTTGTCCTTGAATCTTATCATGTCGTTCTCGATAAAGAAGAACGGTATGAATAGCGCCTTACGGGATGACGTGCCCTCCTTGGCCATTTGGTACTCATCATAGAAATAACCGGCCATGCCGTTAGCCGTAGACTCGGAGATCTCCATGGTCAACGGTCTCTCCAATATATTCGAGTCTATGTTTGTTATAACCTGCTCCGCCGATTTGCCATCCGTTGTTTTCCAGTAGGCTACCTCCGAGAAGTGGGCCATGGCATAGTCCATACCACGTGTTGACTCGAAATTCTCATAAGATGCCACGGTTATCACGTTATCACGTACCTTGTTCCCGGACGGGTCGGTGATTATGGAGTCGGACGCCGAATGCTCGTAAGGGGCGAATTGTAACTTGTCAACACCATATATAAATCCCGGGATATTATCGAGAACCTTTTTATACATGGCCTTGATACGTTTGGCGGTATCTTTCGTCTGGGCTATAATTACGGAATACCATCCTTCCATGACGAATAGCTGTATCCACGCCATATAGAGCTGTACCAAGGTGGAACCTCCCCATTGCCGGGCTTTCAATAATATTATACGGATCGGGACTCCCTTATGCCTCATTTCCTCCAGAACGGATAGCACGTAACGTTGGGCGTAATTAAGCTCGAAGGGGATCATTTCTCCCGCCTCTTTCGACTTGATCTTAAATAACGAGAAAAAGGCGAAGGACGGGTCTCTCGAGCAACGGGCCCAAAATAGCATGTTGGCCACGTCCTCCTCATTTATCCCATCTGAATCCGGGTACAGCTCGTTGAACCTTATCGTGTAGTCCTTTATGGAACCGGCTTTCAGGACATCCTGATACAGATCGTTCTTGAAAACCTCCTCGGTAAGCCACTGTACCCTTATGGGGTAATCATCTATGACAACCCTATGGCTATGCCCCTCCATTCCACGCCCCGTGAATTGGTCGTGCGTGCCGAATATATTTTTCAGCCTCTTGTTATTCTCGGCCAATATAGACTCAACCTCTTCCGTGAACGCTAATTTTCTGTATGACTCCATAGATGATATAGGCTATTAGGAATGACAGCAAGTGTATCCTCCAGTTGAATAAGGGGATAAACGCCATGACGATATTGCTCAATATTATTCTCCAAAGGCTTAGTTTATAGGCGTGATATCTGCGGGCGTAACATCCCATGATAAATCCGGACATGCCGCATGTAGGAACCGGCAATGAGGCTAGTGGTACGAACGAGGCCAAGACGCAAGACACGTAACCGATCAGGCATGTTTTCACACGAGGCTTAAACTGGAATAAGGCGATAAGATTTAATGATAAATGAAAGATGTTTGCGTGGGTGAACGTGTAAAGGAAATGGTCGTATGGTATGGAATTGGTATCGAAATAGAAATGTTTACCTGCGAGTTGGAGTATGACGCTTGTCAAGGCGATTATTAATGAAGGAATCAGTCTTTTTAGCTTACCTTCCATTTTTCCTTTCCCGGTTGATGCGTTGTATTATCGCCAACGCCCGTGAATAGGATATGTAAAAACAGGGGGCCGTTTGATAGACCGCGAAAGAGGTGATGAAATAAACGGAGCTTCCCTTGAATTCTCTCTTTTTCTCCAGCTCTTTGTAAATCTCATAAATGTCATCGATCATCTTGTTCCTGATCGATCGACCCTTTTCCTTGGTCTTCCCCTTCCTGATCAGCAGGATTCCCCTATACGCTTGAAGGGTGGAGATCCAGAACCTAGAGGCATGGGAGGATATAGCCCTCATTACCGCCTCTCGGTGGGATTTCACTTCCCTCATCTTCAAAGCACGTCTATAAGCTTCGTAAAGCTCCATGTCCCGCTCTGGGATGAAATCTACGCCATTAACCATAAAGAACGCTTGTTTTGGTGAACATCACAAAGATAAAAAATAGATTCACATGTTTGATTATTCTTAGGGTTCATGGGTTAAATAAAATAATCAAAATAACAAAACGGATATACCTTATTATTTTCCTTTGCCTAAAACAAAATCGATTAAGGTATGGCAGATATATCTAACAAAGAGAGATTCAGACAGAGATACGCCAAACGGAATCCGGATCTTAACATGGATGACGAGGAGGCTTACTACGGCTCGGTCAACCAGTTCATGGACGAGTATGAGGGTTACGAGGGAAACTCTAAGAAAATGCGGGAGAACCTATCGAAGAGTCCTGCTTTCGCCGAGTTGATGGTAGCCGCTAGGGATCAGGATGATTTCGATCCCGTGGTGTGGATGGTACAGAACAAGGGGCTTGACTTAAAAGCCTTGGCCGATGATCCCGATTATTCGCAAAAGCTGGCCGACGCTCATAACGCTTACTTGGAGAAACTGGCGAAACAGGACGAGATCGAGAAACAAATGTCGGAGAATATGCCGGCTAGCGTGGAAGCGATTAGGGCGAAAGCCTCGGAGATGGGCCTTTCCGATGATCAAGCGGAGGAGGTTATAGGCAAGATGTATCAAGTCATGGATGACTTGATCGTCGGTAAATTGGACCCGTCTATTTTCGAGATGATGGCCAAGGGAATGAATTATAACCAAGACGTGGAGGCCGCGCGGGAGGAAGGCGTTGCGGAAGGGATCAACAAGAAAGTTACCGACAAGTTAAAGGATCTTAGCGGTAAGCAGGAAAGACCGAGAGGAAGGCAAGGAGCACGGCAGGAGAAGCCGGTTACGCAAGACGTGAACAATCCTTTTTTATAATAAGAATAATAACAATTAATACTTTTGCGATGAATAAATTATTTAAAGACAAGATGTTTTGGGTCAAGGCTTTGTTCTTTGTCTTGGCGGTATTGACCGGTGGAGCGGCTATGGCCGTGGAGATCGGGGAGAATGGAAGTGATACGGATCCCAATGATGGCAAGCCGTTGGAGAACGCAACCCCGGACGCGGCAGGTAAGGGTATTGACCAGCAGGGGCAGGGGGCTACCGGATCAGCGGTCACCGACGCTGATCTGGCCGAGAACAAGGTAGAGGATTACGTCAGTAAATTTCAAGCGTACAAATATCCCATGCACACGGATTTCCTCAAGCTCGCCAAGCAAGTCCATGTCAACACGAAGGAACCGGAGCATTACAATATTGGCGAGGCTATAATGGATTGCGTTACCAAGGCGGCGGTGACCAACACTGAAAAGGACGCTGAGGTAAAGCTAAGCTTGTATAAGAATGACGAGAAGTTATTTGCCGAGTGCAACACTGTCTTGGTAGACGGCGTGACCGGATATGATGAGAACGGAAATTCTGACGGTAGCCCGTTAGTCCTCTATGTCATATCCGCGGATAAGGCTAACGGTATTATGGTCTCCGCTCTTAATGGCCCGTTGGATGAAGGAGGGAACATGTATGTCCCGGATTTGAAAGCGGGTACCGGATTGCACATCATGGCACCGGCAATGAGTGAGAGTGAGGTGGAGATCGCCCCGGATTCCGCTTATCCCAAGAAAGAGATCGCCTACTTGCAGAAGAAGGTATGTCCGATCACGTGGACGGAATTCTTCGAGCGTATCAATAAGAAGGCTAAGTGGAACGTGCAAGACTTGAAGGATTGGACTTTGTCTAATTTCCGCAAGAAATGTACACGCACGATGTTGATCGGCGTAGGTACGAAGTTCGTGAAGTATGGCTCCAAGAAAACAGGTACCGAATACGTGTATGCCCAGAAAGGCGTGTTGAGACAATTACGGCTGGGTTACCAGATCGGTTCGACATTGGAGTTCGCCGATCTTATCGGTATCACCCGTATGCTTTTCGGAAAGTACTCAAACACGAACGAGATGGACGTGTATTGCGGTACCAAGTTCATCGAGAAGTTGTTGAACATCGATTTCACGAAACATAAGGATATCTCATTCGTCAAGAAACAGAATATCGGTATCGATATCTCCTCTTTTGAGACCACTTTCGGAAAGTTGAACTTCAAGGTAGAGCATGCCCTTGACGATCTTGGATATGAGGAATGCGCCGTAGCTTTCCCGATGTCCGAGGCCAAGCGTTATTACTACCAAAAAGGAAAGACTCTTACCGTGGATCATTCCAAGGGAGAAGGCGGTGAGGTACGGGAGGCCAAATCCCAATATTATATTCAGGATGACTGCTTGATGCTTACGGGTTATAACTCGATGCTGATCGGTCCGGACGTGACAGTGAGCGGATATAAGCTGTCTATGCTTGACACAGTCGTTTCCAGCGTGGCTTCCCTGAGTTCCGTATCTACACCGAAAAAGGACGATGTGGTTTATTTGACCGTAGCGGACGATACGCACGCCGTCGGATTGTATGTATATGACGGTACCGCATGGAAACCATACAAGGGAGAGATTAACGTGTAAACTGTAATATTGTCAAACAAGACCCACCGGAGCAAACGCACGGTGGGTCTAATAAAATCAATCGAATGATCACGAAAACATATGAGTTGGTAGGCAAGGATAATTGCATGCTCCGTACTATATACTGCGGCACAAGGGTCAGCATGGAGTTCAAGGGCGGTAATTTCATCAATGGCAAGAACGCCTTGCTACGGACTAGCAACCCTTTCGTACAAGACGCTATCGAGAATGATTGCCGATTTGGTACGTCTATCCGGCTCGTCTCTACGTTAAAAGACGATGATGTGTCTGGTGTCTCGGTCATGAGGAACTCGAGAGGCAGGGAAAAACAAGTGAAAGAGGTCAAGACCGTAAAGAACGTGAATGACGCTATCGACTATTTCGCCAAGATGGGCTATAAGGTGGAGAACGATGATATGCTCGAGGAGTTAAAGGATAAATTAAGTGTCTCGTTCCCGAACATGAAATGATATGGATATTAGCGTGAGCGACATAGTGAGTGAGGTCAAGATCTGCATAGACGAGATCGGGCTTAATGACGCTGAGTTCCTAGGAACGCAGGATAACGAGGAAATGGACACGATTATCAAGTCCAAGATATCGGAGGCGTTGCGCTTCGTGAACGGTAACGCGGACTGGGGCCTGTTGGAACCTAACAAGATAATAACGGACGGAACTATAGAGGACGATCTTGTCGCTCATGTAAGCTTGCCGGAGAACTACTCTCGGATTTGTTACGCTAGGCTATCATCATGGCCTTTATTTATTTCTGATCCTATCTATTGGAACGATAAGGAATACGCCACGCTGTCGGATCCATACGCAACGGGGACATGGGAAAGACCTAAACTGGCGTTGACCATGAGGCCGGGTAAGACATTGGAGCTATATAAGGCGAAGGATAAATCTGACACGTTCGAGATCGGGATCATAACGGACGAGGATATAACGGATAGCTTGGAGGTAAGCCCCAAGCTGAAAAAGGCGCTGATCTATTATATATCCGGCCTCACGTTGCTTACTTACAGGGATCAGCATGCGGACAGTATGTTTAATCAAGCGTTGGTTCTTATGGGTGTCAATCCATCCGGGGCCAACTCCAATCAATAACAAGACTATATAATCATGGTATACATATTCAAGGACAGGATCATAAGGATAGAGTGGACGGTGTTGAAAGGTATCAGCAACGTGAGGGAGGATTTCAGCCGTGCGTTGCTTAAGTTATTCCTTATCGGCAGGAGGGAACGTTATTTGGTGGAGGTGGATTCGTTTGATAACGGCACTGTCAAGGCTACCATTCCGCAAGGGCTGGAAGAGGGATCTTATTCCGTCGAGCTGATCTACGTGAAGAACTGGGATTTCCTGAGACGTGGCGACGTGGATCCACATAGATATCCTGTTGATCCACGGTTCAATGACCGTTGCCTTATGCGTACCAGAAAGGACGACCTGTTCTCTATTACCGAGTTCGAGAGCGAGGCCACGAATATCGGGGAGGGGGCTGTCGTATTGAAAGTGAAGACATCTACCGCCACGTATGGTTATGACGGTCTGTCCTCTTACCAACTTGCCGTCATGAGAGGTGATTGGAACGGTACGGAAGGAGAGTGGCTGAAGCATGAACGTTACGTAAGCGTACTTGATTCCCGTGGTGATAGCAAGGTTGATACCATGAGCCAAAAGGCCATTACCGATGAGTTGGAGGCACAAGACAATACCATAGAGGATATTCGGGAAGATACGGAAAAACTTGATAATCGTGTAGAGAAAGCGGAGGAAAAGGTTAATAATATGGGGGATGTCGTTGATGAGATCAAGAGCCATGCCCCGGTATCAGCCCGTCCCGCCGGTTTCAAGCCGGACATAGACCTTACCCCGGAGATTACGGTAGACCGTGCTTGGAGAGACCATGAGGGTAACGTTATCCGTGATACGTATATCACCCGGAGGGGATTGAGGAACGAGATAATCGACATCACCAACCAACAGGTAACGGACTTGAAGCCCGGTTCCGTCGATCCGAACGATCTTTCCGAGGCTACGAAGCAATTGATAGGTAACAAGAGCATAACCAACCTTCCGGACGAGGAGGATATAACCGTTACGGATAACCAGACCTTAAAATTAAAAGACAAGGAATACGCACCGAAGGATTACTCCGGCATGGGACGTGTGTATCTCCGGAAGCATTACGTGAACGGCGTGAACACGCTCACGCAGCACATGATGAGAAAGCCGAACACCATCTATATCATCCAATATGACTACTGTTTAGCCGGGCAGACTATAGTTATTCCTGAAAATTGCGTGCTGGATTTCCAAGGGGGGAGTTTGAAAAATGGAAAGATTATTTTTAATAACACGGTAATAGAGTCTAAAGAAAACTATATATTTAGAAATTTAGTTTTTGAAGGAACCACCATGGCTAAATATATATATACAGAGTGGTTTGGGGCAATACCAAATGAATCAACAGATTGTACTGATGCCTTTATATCAGCTGTTAAGTTTTCAGATTGCATAAAGAGAAATTCAAACCTTGCAAATAATATAACAAGTGGAGATTGGCATAATGCACAAAGCAAAATTAATCATTGTACAATAGCATTATGTCAGGGTGTTTATATTCTTAGTAGAGAATGGTTAATAGATAAACCAGTAAATATATACGGGAATGGAGCAACTATAAAAGCAAGTAACAACTTTAATGGGGATAGTTTAATTAATATACCTAATACAGTAGGGTATACGCAAGGAATTTATAAAGATTTTATATTAGAGGGAAATAATAATCAAATAATAGGGCTTATTACATATAGTAATACGTCTTTTTATAGTAACATCTATATAAAAGATTGTTTTGCTGGTGGTATTCAATGTAATAGAGCTAACACTTTTTCTGGTATAAAAATAGTAGTTACAAGCAGCATCGGTTATGATAATAGAGAAGATTTATCAGGAATTTACGGAATGAATATAACTTCCTCAGATGGGTATATAACAAACATGGAAATTGTAAATTATCCTATATGTTTACGAATTGGAGGTGTTGGAGGGTGGTTTATTGAAAATCTACACGTTTGGGGTAAAGAAGAAGCAACATCAAGTTCATTTAAAGGTGGTATAATCCCACGTATAGGAATATATTCGGAAGGAGAAAATAACATCATAAATAATTTTTATGGAGATACAATAATCAAAGCAGATGCTAATCTAGATTATTTGGATATAGTAAAAGGAATAGAAAATGGAGGAATGGCTATATATGAAAAGTGGAATCATGTAAATTTTTATAACAATATTATTGTCTATATTAATCAGGGAGTACATCAAGACCCTTCAAAAATATCTACAGATAATTTAGTAGCCTACTGTAATGGTGAAAGGCCAATTATTAATGGAATTCAAGTTTCTATCTCTTCAAGATCTTTAATGAATCCAGAGTTAGTTCATTATACGTCTGTCAGTCGTGAGTATAAAAACGTAAGAAATATTGCTAGAATAGGAGAAATAGCAGAATGGAAAGATAACACACTTGACCAATCTTATAGAATTAGATATAGTAAAAGTGAAACTTCAAATCTTGAAGGGGTAGTTTTAGATACAAGAAAAAAAGAGGGTAAAGCTATTGAGAACTTCTTTATTCAAATTCTTCTATATGGTAAGCAGGCACTGTGGGCTAATTTTAATGCTGATAATGTGCTGAGGTGTGCTTGGAACAATTTAACTGAAAGTTATGATAATAAAGAACGTGTTAAATCGGCTAATTTTGCTATAAAACCTGAGAAAGTAATTTGTTCTAATTATAAAGCAGAAGATTATTCCTATTTGTTCTTGGATAAAGACAATAACCAAATCAAGTATATGGGTTATGGTTCTGATGGCCCAAATGCTCGTAAAGTTATAGAAGTAATAGGACCAATAGGTAAGGCTATCACTTCCATAGTATATTCGGATGAATCTGTAGATTTTGGGGGTGCGATATTAAAGGCAAGTCAATTTAGAGGAATGTGTATAGACTCTCAATTTAATATAAGATGCGCACCATTATTAGGTAATACTACACTTAAAAGACCCACTGAAAATATACCTATAGGTTTAATGTACTTTGATACTACCCTTAGCAAACCAATCTGGTGGACAGGCACAAACTGGGTCGATGCCACCGGAGCTACCGTATAACCATTAAAACATTATAATCATGAGACAATTCATATACACGATCATCAGAAAGATATTCAAGCTTGTATTCTCTATCTACAAGCCGAAGGTAAGGACATTGTACAAAGGCCGTAAGAACATCGATCTTACGGAGAACGGCGATCAGCGCATAAGGGTAGGTAAGCCTTTCTATCTGGCCGGGAACATCTACAAGTTGGATCAGTGGGACAATAAAAGCGTCTTCAAGCTGGCCCTTTACAAGAAGGAAGGCGAGGATTGGGTAAAGGCTAATGACCTAGACTTGATCTTGAAGTTGAACGCCGGCTACAACATATTTTACGTATAACGAACTAAAGCACGATACATCATGGAAGAGCGAAAAGATATTTGCGAGGGTTACGAGAGGGATAGCGTACAGCAGCTAGACAAGCTGGCCAAGGATAAGAACGAGCGTTTTCCTATCTATCCGTTGACATACATTCAGGCCGTATATGACGCTAGGACGAAAGAGAGGCTTGATTCCATATTGTGGAAATGCAACAACGTATATTTGCCTTGGATGGGATCGGCGGTGGATACCCGTATACAATTGCCTTTCTGGATGAGAAGGAAGGGTATATATATCACATATAAAGACCTTGATGGCAATGTTATAACGGAAAGATGTATTAATGATGATTGTGTAGCAGACCATATTTTCAGGAAAGATGATAACTGGATACTGATTGGCGATGATGGTATTAATCCAAAGGTCTATTTTAACCGTTATGGCTATAATGTCACCGTCTTTGGCCTAAAGGGTGGTGTACATACGTTGGTTAGTGCTATAAAGGATGTTCCTCCTACAGAACGGATACTTGGCCAAAAGATCACTTTTGCTCAAGAAGGGGAGAGTTGGGTTACTTATCAATTTCAACAATTAAGTTTATCCGGTTATGAGAACCCTTCTAACTGGAAACTGATTGATGGCATACAACAGATTGAGGGTGACATAAATATCACTAATCATCCTGACGAGGAAGATATAACTACAGATGGGGAAAATAGGCTTAAGCTTGCGGATAAAGAATATGACACGTCTGCTTATAGCGGAATGGGCCGTATATATCTTCGTAAGAATATACAAGACGTGGAAGTTTTACCTACCTTATACCTTCAAGTAGATTTTATCGTTGACGCTGTGATAGATGAAGTCGCTATAAAAGCTCCTACTTATACGAAATTAACGGTCGTGATAGGACGTGATGGAAAGGCTTATGCTATGGTTGCGGATGACATAAACAAATATACCATCTGGGATTCTTACGGAGAAATCAAAGCGTCTACGGAATATATGGATTCCTCTTATACCCTTAAACATGATACATATTATTTGGTGAATGGCGTTTATTATGTTTGGGATGGGAGTTTGAAAGAAGCCGTGTTGCAAACAGAAAAGAAAAATGTACTTACACAAGAAATGGTCAATAAGCCTAATACTATTTATGTCGTTCAATATGATTTTGATTTAAATTTTGATTGGAATAATTATGATTCAGTTCATAATTATGCAGTAAAAATTCCAGAAGGATGTATACTAAAATATGAAGGAGGATCTATATCTAACGGTCTGTTAAATTTCTCTGATAATACTTATATAGAAGGGCTTGAACGTGGGGATTGTATGAAATACGGTTCATATGGATATGTGGATAAGCCTAGGTATAGTGTTCAAAATGATCCTTCTGTAATAAATAGATTATCTGAGATATTTATATCTTATTATAAACAAAATGAGAATTTCCATTATGGGCATGAAAATACTTTATTGAGACCCGACTTTAAGATAGATGAACCTTGGTATATGAATTGTTCTAGTTTTTCTACTGCGATGATCCTTGGTATACCTTTTGAGAATTCTAAATATAACGGAAAAGACAATATACAAAATGGATTTGGATGGTATGACAAAGATTTTATCCAATGGGTTACAGGAAGTGATAATATTCATTTTTATAAGTATTCTCATAATTTGGCTAGATATTTAAATGATAGAGGATACACATTGCCAGAAAGCCAAAACAATATTGAAAATTTACAACCGGGTGATGTTTTGTTTTATAATTTAGAAAATAAAGATCCATTTAACAATCCTTTCTATTATAAAGGAATAGACCATTCCGCAACTTTCGCATTCAGGGTAAATGATAACAGATTCGCCGTATGGGAAGTATGGGGAGAATCACAGGTATTTGGACTTGGATATTATGATAATAGTTATTTTGATGAACATATAAAATTGGTGGCGAGATTGCCTAAAGCATATAGTGATAATAAGCAACATGCCAACCTAGCAAGAAATCCCTATGATAGTATAACTAAAATTATAGAAGCAAATTCGTCTTTTCCGAATACCTTGATAAAAAATGTTGTTCTTTCAAGACCCATTCAAGCCTATAAGTATTATACGGTAATAGCTAAACTAAGGTTTTTAACAGACAGAAAGAATGCGTTTCCATATGTAAGATATTCAAAACGGGCAAATTTTTCGTATTCTGGTATGATAGAAACTCCGAAAGATGACATCTACTATATACCTTTTTGTTTGACTAATGAAGAAATAAAAATTGAAAACCCTCCTAGTCCTACAGAACAAATATTAGAAATAAATAGTATTAATCTTGAAATATATTGGAGGGGATCTCCAACAGAGGTAGAAGTTGAATTAGAGGAATGCTTTTTAGTAGAAGGGATAGTTTCTATGTATAATCCAGATTTTAAACGTCCTTCAATTTATCCTACAAGTATAAATTCTGAACAATGGAATGAGATATTTACAAGCATAGGCAGCGAATGGACAAATGTTCCAGAAGGCTGGTTGATTTGTGGAAAATTTGAGTTGGAAAATGAAAATGATATAATTGAAGATTTCATTACAATGAATACACTAAAACTTTCAAACGATATAAAATTTAATAATATTATATTTGGCAATACGATGAATTCAGAAGGTGGAGTAGGGACTATATTTCTAGATTTTAGAACTACGCCTTCGTCTCCTACTCTAAAAGTAAGAAATAAAAATGGAGGGATGTTACATTACTTTAGCATTATAATACCTACTAATGTTATTAAAGAATATAGTTAGTATGAAATTTGTTATAATTTACCTTAATGTTATAATAATCAACAAAAATGATATGAAATGATTCACGTATACAATTATCATAAATATAATTAGACTAATTGAAAGAAGATATTTGCTCAAATAAATCACAATAGAAATAATTACTCATGTACCGCTACCTCTCCTACATATCCGACCTCGCCAACTGGTTAAAATCCATCGCCATAGCCGCCGTTGTCACGGCGATGGACTTCGTGTCGCCGATCGAGAATTTCTTGGTGGTGATCCTGTCGCTGGCCTTCATCGATACGTTCTGGGGGTTGGCTGCGGATCACGGGGATTTCCGGAAGAGCAAGTTCATCCGTAGCTGGGTGTACATGTTAGTCTATTTCCTGATCATAATCATCTCGTTCTGGATAGGCGTGATGATGGATATATCGGAGGATAACGCCAAGGCTTTCGTGTCTTGGATCACGTGGGCGATGATATGGTTTTACGGAACCAATGTCTTAAAGAACATGGGCAGGGTATTCCCGGATAACAAGGTGGTAGCCTTCTTGTATTGGGTTGCCGCCGTAAAATTCATTAGTAAGGTCAATTTCTTGGATGAGTTCAATAAGACTAAGGATAGAAAAGGCTCCCCAAATCCAAAAGGATAGGGGAGCCGAATAAATTTTAGCTTCCTGTCTTTCGCAAGGGAGGATAGCAAGGTTAACAAAGCGTCACAAATATAGCAATAAAATCAAATAACAATGGCAGAGAAAAAAATACCTAGAGGTTTTAGAAACAACAACCCGGGAAACATCCGGATCAACAGAGACTTGTTCCAAGGTGAGATACGTCCGAGCCAGGACAAGTCGTTTAAGCAGTTCGAGACGATGGCGTATGGCTACCGTGCCATATTCCGGATCTTGCGTAACTATTATAACAACTATAAGTTGGAAACGATCTGCAAGATGATCGGTCGCTGGGCACCGGAAAACGAGAACGATACGGATTCTTACATTAAGGCCGTATCCGATTACGCCGGTATCCCGGCTGATGATCCTATCAACATCAACGATCGTGAGCAGATGATCCGGATCGTGGCCGGGATGAGCAAGGTTGAGAATGGGAGAGAGGCTGAAATGTCGGACGTTATCGCAGGATGGAATCTACTTTAAAAATATAAGACCTAACGCTGTAAAGGTAAGCGTAAAATAAGATGAAAAAATATATTGGAACAAAACAGATTGAAGCAGAACCTATGACAATGGGCGAAGCTTTTGAGAAAGGATTGCTTAAAGCGGGAAGAGTACCTAACGAAAGCGAGAAGTCAAATGCTGGATATCATGTGAAGTATCAAGACGGTTACGAGTCATGGAGTCCAGCAGAGCCATTCGAGAAGGCTTATAAGATCTGTGATACGTTTATGAATCGTCTCCAAATAGAATTGTCCGAATTATCCGATAAACAAGAAAAGCTAGGTAAGTTTTTTGGTACGGATATGTTCAAAGGATTGTCAACGCAAAAGCAAGTATTGCTACGTGCACAATTCGGAGCGATGGAAGCTTATAGGCAAATCCTTATTGAGCGCATCCGTATTGAGGGAATCGCAAAATGAAACCGTGGCAAGCAATATTAATACTAGTGTGCTTGGTAGCCAGTTTCACGGCTGGCTACCATATCCGGGGGGATGTGACTGATAAAGTCGTGTCTAAATCCGATACCGTATTAATAACCGACACGATCCATGACAGTATCCCGTATCCTGTTTACGAGACATTGGTGCAGACGATACCAGAGCCTTTTCCTGTCTACATTACATTAGACGGTGACACGATTAAGGAACCTATATATGTCCCGGTGCCGATAACTCAAAAGGAGTACAAGACGGATGATTACCGGCTGTCAATATCCGGCTATAAGCCTAATCTTGATTACATCGAGGTTTATAGAAGGACTGAGTATATAACCAAGACGATCACCCCACGTAGATGGGGAATCGGAGCGATAGCCGGTTATGGGATCGGTAAACACGGGTTGTCTCCCTATGTCGGGATAGGCGGGTTCTATAGGATTTGGTGAAAAAGGTTAAGCCCACCGAATCTCACGATCAAGCGAGCTTAATATTTATTTATGAATGCGTGCGGGGTAAAGCCCCTATTCCTTCTCTGATTCGACCCGGACGAAGGAAAACATAGCCAAGCCATGTGTGTTTTTCGGGGCTTCCTTGATATAACATGCGTGGCTTTATTAATGTTCAATTAAAATATGAATATGAACAAGGTCGAGGAGTTTTACAAGCGAGTGATTTGTATCGCTGGTGAGGTATGCGGGGTTGATCCCGTAGACATGATGTCATTTAACCGTGAGGAATGCGTTAACGCCCGTGGTATCCTCATTATAATACTCTTGGATAAGGGGTACTCGGAGAAAGTTGTGGCCGATCTTACAGGGCTTACCAGACGGGGCGTTAATAGGATCAAGAATGATTTCCCAGATAGGATAAGGCGTAATTGGATGATACATATGCTTGACCGGGAGGTCAGGAACAAACTAGGAATGAATAAGGAATAAGCTAGGAACAAGATATTTCCCATGGTATGGACTTCTCTGGATTTTTGTGGTGTCCGGGATAACCCGGAATAACCATAAAATTCATGATATATGGAAGCAGAGAAAATTATTAAGGAGAAAGAGATCGTCCATGAGGATGAGCACAAGGATTACGCAAGCAAGGGCGTGGGTAACGCCGGCTTGACATTGGGTATCATTGGTACGGCTCTTGGAGCTTGGGCGGTGTCACGTAACCGTGGCGGCTTGTTCGGCGGTGGCTGGGGAGCCGGTATGCCGGAGAACGTTAACATCAACACGACCACAGGAGGCGGTGGTGGTTCCGGGGTAGGCGCTCCGACTGCGTTCATGGCTTGGGAAAAGGGCTGTGAGGAGGCGTTATCGCTTACAAACGCAATGTGGGGATTGAAAGTCTCAGGTATGCAAGCCGATTACGATCACCGCCAGACGGATATCGCCGAGAAATTCGCCTTGTGGAAGTCACAGGTAGACGCTGATTTCGGATTGTACAAGTCACAGGTAGACGCTGATTTTGGTCTATACAAGAACCAAAGAGACCAGTTCGATGTCTTGAAGGCTCAGATCGATGAATTGAGGTGTCAGGTGGCTGTAGGTTCGGCGATTCGTCCTTACCAAGACAAGTTGCTTCAATGCGAGATCGAGAAGGCGTTCACGGCTAGTGTCAATTACACCGATCGTAGAACCAGCCGTATGATCACGGGAGAATTGGTATTGCCAAATACCCCTACGGTAACAGGCTATCCTAGCTACAATCCGTGCTCATGCCCGGCATCCGCTCCGGCACCTACGGCTTAAGGTAAAGTTAGTGGCTTGTGCTCCCTAGGGGGCGCTTGCCGCTTTCCTTTTTTTAACCACTAACAGTATTATCATGCAGACAAATGTTTTTTTAGGGGGGAGTGACCCTGTATTAGGTAGCAACCCTTATAATCCGAATATAAGCGAGATAGAAGCAAACATTCAGCGTCTCCAGCAAGCGCAGCAACAGATGGAGATTCAGAAGCAACGTATGCTTAACCCTTCTGCGCAACAGGCCCAAAGCCGTAATCCGGTGTGGGACGAGATAGATAAGCTCGTTAGCGAGATGTCGGATAGCGAGTTCGAAATGGTCAATAACAATCCGGAGTATCAACAGTCCTACCAGAAGGTAATGGCTATCCTTAACCGTGAATACATGCGCGTCATGCGTCCGTTGGTGGAGGAGAGCAAGGATGGCAAGGCCGCCTTGGAGGAATTGTTGGGAATGGCCAAAAAGATAAAGAAATCGGCCTCAGAGGAGGTTAACAAGAACATGGCGTTGTTCGCTGAGTACACGGCCAAATACGCCGATATGCCATACGCCGACTTCCTTAAATTGAAGAATAGCGGAAAAGGAGGTAAAAAATGACACGTGAGGAAGGTATGCTTATCGAATTGATCGATAAGGTCAAGAGACAAGGGTATGCTATCAATACCTTGAGAGAGGAAGTGGAACAATTAAAGAAAGAGTCATATGGAACTAAAGCAACAAGCTATAGAGCTAAAAAGCAGGCTAATTAACTCGGTGGAGATATGGGCGGAGGAAAGGGTTGACTCTTTCGTCTCCGGTAACACGGCTTTCAAGCCCCTTGGCAAGTATCTGAAAAGAGGTGTCCACAACATCCTCGTGCAAAAGGACAAGGAGATCACTGAGAAGGTGGAGGGTTTCATGATGTTCGTGGCTGACGAGAACGGCAATTATGATAAGGAAGAGTTATTCGATGACGCTATGAACGTATTCAAGAGCATGAAACCTTACAAGTTTGAGCAAGGATTCTTGAAGGGTACGATAGGGGAGGGATCTATATTGGTGGAACTTCCGGATAATGCTCTTATGAATTTTATCCTAGGCGAAACGAACGCTATCCGTATAACGGAAGCGGATTTTTTGGAGTTGAAATCAATATTTACCGAATAATAATATGAGATATGAGATACAAGGAACAGATAAGGGAGTACCAAGCCAAGGGACTAGGCTCCGAGAAGAAGATGTGGGCCTCCATAGACGTGATGGAGGAGGCTATGGAAAAGTTAAGGGAGAAAGACCCGGAAGCGTATGACGAGACTATGCGTGATTTACATGAGGTTTTTTGTGGGCCTCATTATAATGAGTGCTTTGCTAGGATGGACGTGGCGGCAATGCGTCATAAAGGCAAGGCGGGAGAGCATAAAGGCGAGCACTGGAATATGGAGCAGGTGGCTACCGCTATAAAAGGCATGAGCATACCGGGAAATACCAACATATGGGACGTGTACGTTGCTCTTAACGCGAACTGGCATGACAAGGAGATTAAATTCACGGAATGGTTTGACCATGACGCTGAAAAGAAAATCATCGAGGACGCTATAAATTTCTATTTCCTTGACGATGACGCTCCTGAAGGCAAGGTTTGGATTTATATGTGTGCCATGGATGATTAGGCCACGATCACATAACAAGAAAAGAAACGATTCTGTAAGACGGGAGATAGACCGCCTTATAGAATCGTTGTCGTTCGAGCCTATAAACTTTCATGAGATTAAGGCTAGGATAAGGTACCTGATGAGCATAGAAGGGAAAAGAAAGTGACATTATACTTTATCCTCTATGCTGACATCAGGGCTTGTCGTGCCTTATTGAGCGTGTCTTGATCAACCTGTCCGTTGATCGCGTTCATTTGATCCGATGGGATACCTTGGATATTTCCACCTTGCTCAACCGCTTGTTTGTTGGATTGAATGGACTGAAGTATCTGGTCTGATCCGGGGTAATATGATAGTGATAACATTTGCTCCGCGGAAATGGCTCCGGCCATCCATAATTCCTTCACCAAGTCGTTTAACATCATTCTCGCTACCGGAGATTCAGCGGATTCCTTGATGTTGACCTTGAAATCTATATCTTGGACTGTCTTCGGGTCATACTCATTATAAGTGGCATAACCCGCTGATCTCTCCATCGATATGTTCCTTGGGGATTGATAGTATTGATGGATCGTTTTCATCTTCTTGCGAGCGATCTCGGCCTCGAACGTGGAGAACTTGGTTAGCAACGTAGCGATAGATGTAGTGGAGTTCTGTGTTTCCATGGCATATCTGCTTGCCGCTGTTGATCCCGACGGGGTTTTCCCTTGCAAGGCTTCCGACACGGACGTTATATCGTTTATGAAACTCAATTGTAATTGCAATAGCTCCGTGGTACCGATATTGGTAGAGTTCGATGTTATGACTTCCGGTTTGTTCCCGCTCTTGGACGGCTCATAAAAAATAAATGATCCGATCTCAACGAATTGCTCGGCGAACTCACGATTGGACATCCCGTCCGGAACGGAGTCTTTAGGGATCATCTTTACTCCCTTTACCGCTGATTGGATAGCCAAGTCGTTAAGCATGATCAGCCGGTTGATGTATCGTTGCTGATCTATGATAACGGAAATAAAAGGAACTGTCCGTCCATTCACCAAATAGTGTAGCTTGTAAATATAGGGGTGAGACTTATATTCATAAGGCGTGTCATACTCGGTAAGTACACGTCCGTCCGGTGATAGCATTTGGAAATGCCAATATTGATCTATTATATAGGTGTATTCTATCAATGGGATCTCTTCCGGAGGTAATCCCTGTGACATTCCCATACGCATACGATCCTCATTCTCTCTCTTGATAACAGGAAGATCGCTAAGCTCTATCCTGTATATAGGATCATCGGTGTCCATGATATCCACGCAACGGTATCTAGGCTTGTTCTCCAATGTCCAAACATGGTAGGTCCGGCACAGGTCGGCGGCGGGAGGCGTGTCGAAAGACTCGTCCATGAAACGATCGGTCTGCTGGGTTCCCAGATTTTCCATACGATTGAGCCAAGGTGAGTAAATCTCCTCTAATTGCCTGTAATCATACTCGGACTCCGCTAATACCGAGGCTAGCTCGCCTAATGTATAGTCACGGATCTCCCCGATCAAGGAATCATCCCAGTGCCTTGGATCATTGGCTTTCGACTCATAGAAGAAATAGGAAGGGTTGACCACGTAGGTGTAGCTGTCCTCTATATCGTCATGGCTAGACCATTCTTCCGTTACCACGGCGCATCCACCGCAAATAAACTCTATCATCTCAGAGGTGAGGACATCTTTCATAAGGTTATTTTCCCAGTTGGTCTGTAAAGCGTCCGTCATCATCTGTGACTTGGTATCCGCGTCTTTCTGCCGGGCGAAACATACGGGAAGGGTAGCGGTCTTTGCGTATAACCCCGCCAATGTATTTACGATCTTGAAAAGATGATTGTTCTGCAAAGCGACCCCTCCCGTACGCCTCGCTATCCTATCGCGTTCCTTCGTTCTTTTCCCGTCCTTGTCCACCACGATATCACCCCATTGGTCACCGAACACGTAACGGAAATTACGAAGACGGGTGGCCCTGAAATCGCTAAGGTTTTCCCAAGCGTTTTGGCACCTAGACAGTAAAGGTATGTTGGTCTTGTCCGTGCCTGATATCTTGACGCGGTGCTTGACGCTATCAACCGTCGTGGGGCGTCGGGAAAACCGTGATTTAGGAATAAGTCGTTTCATGATTGATCTTTTTAATCGCAAATAAATCGAATAAAAGCACTTGGTTTTGTCAGAATAACCAAAATAACAAAATAATCATACCTAAAGCCCTATTTTTGCCAGAAAAGGATCACAAATGACATATGAGTTTGAATATATAAAGGCGATAAATAAATGCGAGATGCTATCCAGCTTCGAGGGACGTGATCTCGTCGGGGATAGCGGGGAAAGCCTATATCTAAAGATAAAGATAACGGAACAGGATAGACCTCTTATAAGGACATATCTGGAACAAGCGGCAAGGTCGTTGGAGGAAGGCATGTCCAAAATCATAACCTCTTCCGCTTACTCGGAAGAAGGGTTCGTATGGGAGGTCAGGACGGAGGATACACGTTGGAACGTCAACAGGAAACTGGACGAGAACCTGTTGGACGCTCTGGTTGGTTATTCCATGATGAGTTGGCTTTCTGATCGGAAGCCTGATAGGATAGGGGTTTATAAATCTTTGTGGGAGGATATGTCCGTCATGTGCGTGAAGAACATATACAGGAAGAATCCCCCGCTATTAAAAAAAGCATGATATGGACATAAATCTAGGTTGGACATATTTAAAGCATGACATAGACCAGTGGACGTGGAGGCTGGGAGATATGAGAAAGGAGGATCCCGGTAAAAGATTCTCCTCGCAGTCCGATGATAACGAGGCCGATGATACTTTTATAAGACGCAAGATAGAGGAGGCGGTGGCGACCTTAAAGGTTTCCTTGTCCGGTATCTTGGAGGATATGCCCGGCGATTCGGATGACTCATTGGATACCGATGCCGAGAATTGGGTGTTGCGCATGAAGGATCGTCGTGGAGGATATGATAGTGAGTCATTGGCGACCTTGGTCCATAAATACGTGGTGTGGTTCGTCCTTTGGAATTGGTGCCTGATTTACTTTGAGGAACTAGCCGGAAAGCTAGAGGAGGAGTTAAAGGGTATAGCGTCCATGATAGAGGAAACCGCCTATTCAAGGAAAGCTCCTCGAAAGTGCAAGAGGAAGCCGTTTAAGGATATCGATGATGTCATTGTTGATGATGTCATTATAGAAACAGGAGAAATATGAGAGACAGGAAAATCATACAGCCACGTGTCGATATGCGTGGATTTGAGTTAACGATAACGCTATTGAGGTGCGAGATTGAGTATGACGTGGATTTCGAGACATGGAAGGTTGGGGATGTATCGGGCCTTCCCGGAAAGGAAAGAGCTGGGCTGGAGACCTCAGAGGAAACGGCGGATTGGATGTTTCGTCAAGTGAATGACGCGTTGTCGGAGGCTACCGGCCATTTACGGGCGTTTTCACCTTGGGTTCAGAGCCGCGCCGTAACGGACGAGGTGAAGGATGATAGGGAATGGATCATAAACTTGGTGATGGAAAGAGGATGGCGTGGGGATCCGAGGAGATTGGCCGTTTATATCCACCGTTTCGTGGTTGATAGCGTATTATCTTTTTGGTATAGGATGGTAGATCCATCTAGGGTACAGATGTACGCCTCTCAAAAGGAGGTGGATAGAAGAAATATCATAAACGAGGCAAGGGAGACACAGGTTAAGGATGTTTATTTCAGATTATAGATCATGGGAAAAGGTTTTGAGAATGGTCACATGAAGATGGGAGGAAGGGAGAAGGGAACCCGGAATAAGAACACGGAGATAAAGAATTTTTTCCGTGATTTCGTAATCGACAATCAGGAAGAGTTCAAGAAAGCTTTCCTCAAGCTAAAGGATAAGGATAAATGCGCTGTTTATTTAAAGGCTAGTGAGTTCGTGGTACCAAAGGTATCCTCTATAAAGTTCGAGGACGCTAAAAACACTAATTCCGCTATTGAGTTATTGAAGGTAGCGGCCAGTTATAAAAACGGGAATAAAAAGTGATCTCTATAAAATAAAATAGGATAGCGTATGCTCACGCACCCACTATCCTTATAACCTTAACTGTGAAAATTTACGTAAATATTACGAAATTTGCAGTTACAAATATATGACTTTTTTAAATTATGGCAATGAATACTGTAATTTTTTACCTAAGTTTATTATTTCTCCTAGTCTCGAACAATATCCTTGTCCCTGATAATGTATCTAAATCATATAGGTTTGAGAAATAAACGAACCGATAGTATTTAAAAGCCCTTTGCCTAAGAGATTTAAGCCGAGACCAATTTTTCCTATCTGCGCTTACGAATACCGCTATCTTGATTTTTGAGGACTCATCCTTTCGTAAACCCAACGTCCTAAGATCGACTAGTACCTTAAAAGAGAAAGGATCTCCTAACGTCAAGGCACGTGTGATCGCTATTCCTTTTCTGGTATCTTCCGAGACATATTTTTCCAGTGAGTACAAGGCGTTACCTATTTGCACCACCGAGCTTGGATAATCTTGCGCCATGGCCTTGACCTCTTCCCCTACGAAAGTGGAGAATTCCCCGGTGTCCAAAGAATATACATAATGCTTTCTAGTCCCTTTGGGATAAATATGCAATAGGGAATTCGTATAATCATAGGCAATCTTACAAGTTCGCAATGTCTCTACGAAAGTTTCCGTGTCCGGGATGAACAGATCGCTAAAATCCGGGTTGACATTAAAGAATGTCTCATCAATATTTACTCCTTCCAACGATGACGATAAAAGGCTGATATCGGAGCCTTGCAATAATTTAAGGCCACGCTCGGTACTGAATACTATCGAGGAATCCAGTTGCGTGATACTATCCGGATTATTGCAAACATCCCTGCTTATAGGTTGGATGGAGGAATACAATCCCGCGTCCGATAATTGCAAGGCCCATATCCCATCGGAAGAGAAAGCGTATAAGGGAAACTGCCCGAATTGCCCTTGGGACAGCGCTTTCGTGGTGGATCGGATACCTACGATCTCACCGGTTCCCACCGTGTTTATTCCCGCCAACGGGAAATAAAACGGGTTATTGACCTCGGACGTATATATCTTGTTTGGCATATTGACCGACTTGTCCGTTGATATTGGTGTGCTATCGCTGCCCGGTTTAAATATGATCGGGGCGTATGAGTCGAAATAGTAAGCCCCGTTCAACGTGTTATGTGGAGAGAGGGTAACGATCGCTTGGTATCCGTCCGAATTCCGTGTTATCACCATCTTGTATGCGTTAGCGTTGGGGTAATATAGGTAATGCAAATTGATACCAAGGTTATATGAGGAGGATGTTTGAACGACGATATCCTTTTCTCCTTCTCTTATGAAAACCTTTATGCTCAACGTGCTGCTACCGTCGTTGTACGTTACCATGGACTCCGGAGGATAACCATCAAATAGTATCCTTTTTATATTAGCTATATTTAACCGCTGGTTATAAGTATAGGAATAATCAGGTATTAGCCAATCTAAATTCTGGTACCCGTCCGCGTCAACAAGCTGCTCTCGATTTTGCAACGATTCCAGCACATTATCTTCTAAAGTGAGAGAACGTCTTTCACCCCCGTTATAACCGCAAAAGTCCTCATACGCTATGCTTGCTACTTTGTAAAACAATGAATTATCCGGCACCTTATTATCCATGGCCTTTCCGGGTAAGACGAGTTGATCGGTATAACCTGATCCCGGCAGGGCTATGGACAAGGCTTCCTCGAATGTATGCCTGTTGTAATATCCTCCACCTATAGAGTACACCCCGAAACCGTTATCGTCTGATATTTTTTGTGCCCTATTAATCTCCCCATAATAATCAAAGGTGTATATTGGCGGCGTTATGAATATATCAAGGCTTTTAACTATGTCCTTCCACCATTCCCTTTGATTCCCCATTCCGCTGACTTTGTAATTAATGGAGCATACCACTGAGGATATAATGAAGTTTACAATGATCTTTGCGTCAAAATCCTCTGTGTCCACGTCAATAGTAAATGGAACGTGAGGAGTTACTCCGGACGATGGTATCATCAGTATCGGGGCTGATTGCATGTAAGACGTTCCGTCATATAGTCTATAAGCGTAACGAATAAAGAACGGATATATAAACATGCCTCGATCTACACTTCTCTCCCTGATAAATTTTGAGACATATCCCATCACGGAATTACTGATAGTTGATAGTTGATCTTCCGTAAAGGCTCCATCATAGGGCGGATCAACGGATACGGACAATTGTTCGGTCTTATCCAATGATCCTACCAATCCGAATGACAGGATAGGGAAGGGGGGCTTATCTCCTAATTCCTTATAAAACTCTCCATCCCAAAGTAAATATCTTATAGGATCTTCGCTTATTACAATCAAGGTGTTTCCTATGGACGTGATAGCTTTGGGAATTTTGTCATATTGGTTCGCCCCTATAAGATGGGTCGTTCCGTCCGTATCCGCATAGCGTAAAACATTCGTCTGGAAAAAGATATAGTGAAGGAGATCCTTTGTCCGATGCACGTACATAAGTATCGATCCTTCCGGAAGGGTTATGCCTAGTTCTTTTGGAGGCTGTATATTCACCAGTTCGCCATTCTTTGGTATCAGATTCACGCATTCTGATAATTCCCCCTCGTTTCCAATAGATGGAGAACGGTGTATCCCATAGGATAATGAAATATCTTGCTGTTCCATTTTTTGCGATAAAATTATATGATATAAGTAATAGGTTTTGACATATTGATCAAAACCTATTGCATTTAGATGGCCTTGATGTGCCTGTTATAATGAGTCTATCTCAATGACGGATTTAAGAGATATGGGATCGTCTTCCCACGTTAAGTATTTATTTGTTAATTTATAAATACTGCCTTTTGGAAGTACGATCGCCGAGTTGTGATCCTCGACGGAAAAATATTCCTCGTCATGCGCCGATCTCTCGTCCGTCCATACCTCTCCTTGCCGCACGGGGAAGTTATCAAGGATAACCTCGTCACCATTCTTGTTTACGGCCAAGAACACTATCGTTTGCTTGCCTAACTTCATGACATATTATAGTTTACTTATTCCTCGATTTGATTGGCTCATCAAGTATTTTTATCGACAATAGCGGATCTTTCTCCGTTAAAGTGTTCCTTAATTTTCATCATTATGAAGTCGAAGTGATTTCTAAATTCTTTGGTATGAGTAAACACGGGAAAATCTATATCAGACAAGTTCATATTTACAATATCGCTCATACACTTTACATGCTCGGAATGAGCCTTATTATAACCGATCCTATAAGCATCCATAACCAACCTTCTGACATCCATCCGGTCTATTGATTCTGGCTGTGGATCACACACCTTTTTTGAATGTTCAATCGCTAGCATTGTAACTTTTTTCTTTTTCATGTTCATATCTTCTTAAAATTGAATTTCTAATTGTTTTTTATTAGCCAAATAGATGGCTTTGCTTACTCCGGAACACCACCAATTAAAGGCATCTTCGGCAGAGTCGAACTCTAAGTACTTTCCGTATAAAGTCCGTAGCTTTTCTATTGTATTGATATATGCTCGACGGTGTAGTGGATACATTCGAAATTCTGAACGTTGGCCTTTACTATTCATAGGGCAACCAATACAACCTATTCTATCCATGATTTTGTAAAGAGGACAAACGGGAATATTTCTCATTTTCAGAAACTCGAAAACTTCCGAAGTTGTCCAGTCGAGAATGATAGAAAGTAAAGGTTTATCGCATCCCAGCTTGCAATCGGAAGTAAACTCTTTACGTTTTGCCCGGCGTGCGCTTTCTTCTTTCCTTATACCGATTACTACAAGTTCATTCAATCCTCTTCGTTCTTTGATTACTTCACAACAGTATCGACGATTCCGGAGGGGTAACATCTTCTTTTTAAGAATAAGCTGAAACATCGTTTTTTTCGGATACAGCCAAGTCACATCGGGATAGTTTGACCGGATAAACCGAAGTACTTCCATCGGGTCTACAGACGTTTTGTAGAAATAGGCATTGAACTTCACTCCAGCCATCCGGCAAAGCTCATAGATTACCTGTGAGTCTTTGCCTCCGGAAAAAGCCACATGAAAACCGCTTGGAGAGTATTTCAAAGCAAGTTTTTCATACTTCTGTAGGGTTTCAATGGCCTTATCTATTTTGCTTTGCAACATGATTCAGTTTTTATTAGTTTTACGTTAATCAATTTCTTTGATAAGCTCACTCACCAACCATTCAGGTGGAATAGCTCTTGCTTTACAGAAATTTTCAATATCTTCTCTCTTAATGTCAGACACCTTATGTCCTCGAATGGTAAACTCTCTTTGGGGAACTTCTATTTTCCTCCGATTTGAATATCCATATTTATCTTTATAATCATTCATATTTTCTTAGATGTTAATTCCGTAAGTATTCTTATCCTCTTTTGATACATTATACCAATTTTCTCCGGAGACTATACCATTAATACCTTCACCTTGCAAATCCGATCTATCTTTGATTGTCTCAGAGATAACCTTGATTGTAGGATAGGTCCCGGTGTAAATTGTTGGAACCAGCTTTACTGCTTGAACTTCAAAAATGGAAGGCAATCCTTCACCCAGAAGATTATCCGGAACAACGGCCATTATTATCATTTTCCCTTCTGTAGATTTCTGGCATATCATATTGAAATATTCATTCTTCATGATTTATTTATTATTTGTTACCATTCTATTATTAATCCATAATCCCCACGTAGCCATTCTCCTTGATATACTTTGAATCCTTGTCTCATGAGTTCAAGTTTGCACTCATCTGAGAAGTATACCCAATGCGGGAAAAATATTTTATACTCGTTTCGTTTATTCGCTTCTTTTATAATATTATATATCTGATCTAACGATGGTGAGTTTTTTTCTAATTCTCTAGCTTTCATATATTTTTTTAATTATGAGCCTTCAAGGGAAGGCTCGGTTAATACTATTCCTCAGATCGAGTATAGGCATCCAATGGGTAACACAAATTTTATCACCATTAGTATCATACCATTCATTACATTCTCTGCAATACCAACCCTGTTGTAAGTATTTAAAATAATCAGTACACCAGCAGCCAGTTATTACCAGATCTTCATCATCAGGTAACTTATCTTTTGTGCTTATCCACGGGAATTGCTTTGCCTGCCATTCGGCACCTGCAATAAATCCCTGATAATACGCAGGGAATGCACTACCGCTACTCCTGCTTTCAGCGAAGAGATGAGCCGCTTCTTCTACCGTCTGTCCCATATCAATATTTCTTTCCATGTTTATTCTCCCTTAATTCGTTGTATTTCATTTTCTGCTCGATGTGCCATAGGAGATCTATATACAGTAAATCTGCGTTAAGAAATATAACTACGATCGAAGCCTTGATTACTTCCGCTATATCCCCATCGTTGGTTAGGATAGATGTTAAAAAGAACATCCTCTCAGTAAAAGACATTTCCTTTAAAGCATCATCCCAGTCTTTATATTCCGGCTCTTTTATGAAATCGTAGATATCTTCAAGGCTGATATCTAACGATCCTGCGAGATCCAGCAAGCGGATGCAGGCATCACTAAGCTCATCTTCAACGGTATCTTTAATATTGCTTTTGAAGGCATATATAAATTCTTCATCTTTTGTTTTAGGATCATCCATTAAGATTATCCAATCCTCAAAAACCTTCCTTCTTGCGTATAGACCTTTCCTGTCCGCTTCCACGGCCTCAGAAAGCTCTGTTATCACTAGCATCAGAAGATGTCCATTGCTCAACTCCGTGTCATGAAACCCGTGCTCGCATGCGCATTTGTACGCACGGTCACGGAGTGCGTTGAAATCAATCTTGCTCATATTTATTTTCTTTTTTAATTAAACTTATCACATATTCGCATCCTGCTTCAAACCCCTTGTTATATCCCATACTATCACGGCCCTTGAAATAAAAAGAACCTAAGCATAACATAAATCCTATTATCATCAATATGAGTCCTAGGCCGAAGAAGGGTTGGGAAAAAGATATATGGAAAGGCTTAAACTGTATTGTCATTCCGGAGGATAATATGAATATTACTGAAAGCATAATGACTGCGGTTAGTATTGCCTTAATCATTTGATCCTCCTTTCTCTAAAATATCCTCACAAGCTCTACTATCGCACCTAATCGGCTTTTGATGGAAGGAGCACCAAGCCTCTCCGTTTGCGTCTTCATCCTCGATAAGTCGGCAATCGCCGCATTTATCTGTTAGGAATTTCTTGTCAAGGCATCCTTCCTTGATAAGCCATTCGATCATTTCGGCGATGGCATCAAAAAGGCTCTCTCTGCAATATGACTGGGCAAGGTTACTTCCTGCGGAATACTTTATCGTAAATTCTTTATCTCGTGGAAGTATGAATAGGTAATAGTTATATCCCTCATATTCTATTTGATCGGGCATCATCCCGATTAGATAGGATAGAGACCAAGCCGGGCAATCGTCTTGGTATGAACGATCGTAATACTGGCTATCTCTAAGAAGTATAGTTTCTGTCAAAGTGTATGTCTCTCCGTATACATTATAGAAAAACTTTCCTTTTTCGTCTTTACGGATATCCTCCCATGGTGCTATATTACTTTCATCGTCAACATATAGTAAAACCATGTCTGCCGTATCCGGTCTCACCCCGGCCTCTAATAGCCGGTATGATTGTTCTTTGGTTGTGCAAATTTGATTCATGATTTCTATTTATTAGCAAAATTTTAAATTCCATCTTTTCCCTTTAAGATTAGGGAAATGCCTTAATATCTCATCTTCAAGTTCCTCTTCTGATAACAGGGGAATTCTATGGTTGTACATAATATTCCCCATATATTTGCCTTCGCTATACACATGAATGGTTTTCTTTATTTTCTTCATGCTTTATCCTCCGTCTTATCTATAACCTCTAGATCCTCTAGAGCGTTGAGTTCCTGTATGAGATCAAGCCCCTCGGAATCCACATAGCGCACCCAATCCTTTTCAGGACAGGCTTCGGAAGATTTGAAGGCGATAACATCAACAATCTCCCCTGTTTTTCTTATTTTCGCTTTCATATCAAAACAATGTTTTTTGTATTCTTGATAAAACAAGCCTGTTTGCTTTGTCGTAAAAAATTCTATCTATCTCAAATCCATACGCTTTTCTTCCACATTGGGCTGCGGCCAATAGCGTGCTTCCGCTTCCTGCTACAGGATCGATAACAACGTCGTTTTTATCGGTGAAAATCTCTATCAGTCTGCGAAGTAGCGGCACAGGCTTCTGTGTAGGATGAATCTTAGGCGTATCGTTGTCTACCGCCCAGTCAAAACAATTGAAAATCATCCTTCCATCATTGTTGAATTTAGGCAGCTTCTCCCGGTACAACAAGAGACCGTATTCACAATTCCCAACTACTTTCATATTCGCTTTCAATACTTGCGCCGAGAAATTCTTCCGGAAAACGAGCGGAATATATTTCATAAGCCCGTATTTCCTAGCTAATTCGATAAACATGAATTGTTGCTCGTACTCACAGAACAATATCATGCAGGGAGAACAACCTTGCTTTTTAGGTTCTTTCATTAACATGTCGCTACAAAAATGCATAAACTCGGCCGGTCTAAACTCGTTTTCTGAATTGAAGAATTTCTTTCCCGCAAGCTCACTTTCTCCATTTTTATTGTCTCCATCCTTGTACCATGACGGATTGCTAGCATAAGCGTTTTTCCCAAGATTGTAAGGCACATCTGCTATTATAAGCTGTGCCTTTGGTATTTGATATGTTTTAAAATTCTGGAAAGAATCCCTGAATAATTCTACATCTTTCATTATTGATAGTTTTTTATTTATCCCGCCCTGTCGAAAGCCTTCTCAAAGACCTCCGGCCTTAGCAAGGCGTTGCTTATCGCCGTGAACGCCTTCACGATCCCGGGCTGCTCATTTAAGTTTATTCTCACGTCCTTTCCCGTGACCTCACTTGATAACCGGTCGCTTAGGAACTCTACCCTGCCCAAATCTAGATAGGACAGGGGATTGTACGCCAACGGGACGATCCCCCGCATCCTTTCGCCGAAATCGCTTATCGTGATCCTCGACATCTGGGCCAACATGTTTATCGTGGATGACAGGGATGCGATCCGGTTAGATGAGCCCGATACCCCGTGATCCAGCAATATCTGGCTGATCGTGTAGTAATACCGGTCTATGTGAGGCTGCACGTCCTCCTCCATGCTTTGCGTTATCTCGGCAAACGCCTCCTTGTTGGCCTTGGATATCCGGAAGATGTTCGTGTTATAAGCGTTTATCCCCCTCTCGATAGCGTTGGCCGTCCGTTTTGCGTTATGCCTGTAGTGCTCGCTATTCCTTATGGCCTCCATGAGTGATACCGTGTAGTTATACACTTGGTCGTTCAAGAAAAGCACCATGTAGGTTAGCGAGGTGACAAGGCCGTTCGTGTCCTTGTCGATCTCTTCCCAATCGTTGTATTGCTTCATGACTTATTTATCGAATTTGATTTGGTACAGGTGGAAACAATTCTCGTGAAAGTTAACAAATTCCTTACGTGGAGGGAATATCTGCGCTACCTGCATGCTGTCCGGCATAAACTTGTATCGTATCTCTTTCAGTTCGTAATATCCGAGCGTGTGATTGGCGGATACGGACAGATGCCATTCACCCATTTCCTTATTTATGAGAATATCCTTTCCTTTGTAGGTGAACATACCCGTCTCGTAGACTCCGTGCTCATCCTCGATATGCTCATATATGAAATCGATCGGAAGCATCGTAAATGCCATTGGTAATGGCCGTTTATATTTCTTCAATTCCTCATTTGTCATTTTCTCTGTTTTTTAATTTATCTCATCATAGATGAATGCATCTTTCAACTATGATGAATGATTAAACCTTATTTGTTTTAGCGAACACCACGCTCTCATGGTCCGGCCTAAGATGGGCCATGCAAGCCTTGCTGTATTCGCAGAATCTCGCTCCCTCGTCCCGGAAGACGCATCCCCTGCACGGGATCTTGTTCTGGCCGTTGTAGTACGGCCTGTACTTTTCCACGATAATTTTCATGTCTCCTACCAACACGATCAAACCGGTAGGGGTGTTCTTCAGTCTGTTGATTATTTCCATGATCTGTTTTTTAAAATGGCATGTCCTTGTCACAACTCCCGTAATCGTAGAACTTGGTCATGCCGTCATTATGCTTAAATTTCACTAATCCCGTGGCTCCATCTCTATTCTTGGCCACGATCAACTCTCCGTAATTGCGTTCTACGTTACCGTTCTTGTCCTTGACCTCGATCTTGTAATACTCCGGTCTATGAATGAACATTACGATATCAGCGTCTTGCTCGATAGCCCCGGATTCCCTAAGATCGGATAGGAGGGGTTTCTTGTCCGGTCTGGCCTCGTTCCCCCTGTTCAATTGGGATAAGAGCAAGAAGGGAACCTTTAACTCCTTCGCCGTGATCTTGGCGGTTCTGGACATCTTCGCTACCTCACGTTCACGGCTTCCTTCCCGTTCACCGCTCTCCGCCAATTGGAGATAGTCGGCCATGATTATCCCGCACTTGCCTTGTTTCTTCAGTATTTTACATCGTGACCGGATATAGTCCATCGTCACGCACGGGTTGTCATCGACGTAGATCGGAAGTCTCCAAAGCTCATTCACTGCCGTCTCTACCTTGTTAATCTCCTCGTTTGTCATATACCCGGACTTGAACCGTTCCGGATCTACGTCGCACTCGGATAGGATCAGCCTGTTAGCCAAGCTTATGTCGGACATTTCAAGCGAGAATATAGCCACGGGCGTGTTGGATTTTGCCGCCGATTTGGCCAAGTGAAGCATCACGGCGGTATTGTGGGTGACTATGTAGTCATCCGTTATGTACAAGGCCTTCTCATGCGATACCGATATGCACTGGCATTCAACCCTGCGGTTGGTCGGTGTCACGGACATCACGGTCAAAGGTTTGTTCCTCCGGTCTGGCCTCACTCTGTCGAATTTCCTTGGGAGCGTGAAGCATTCCCTAGGATTGTCCGCTACGATCACGAGCCTGAAACTGTTCCTTTTCCGCTCGCCATAAAGGAATGAGCGTCTTTCTCTCAAGGAACATTTATATCCTAAAGACCAGCAAAGTGTTTGTACGCCTCTCGCCAATTTAGCGCTCGTGGTGTTGTAGCATATAGCCCCATTCTTGTCTATATCCCCGTCTGTATCGAGAAGACCGTTCAACAGCTCAACCCTTTGATCCCTGCATGCGTCAATGTACATGTCCGGGATGAACTTCTCGTAGGAATGGACATTCAACAATCCTAGGCTCTTTAGCTCTGACAGGTATTTATTGACCTTCCTGTTCTCCTTGTTGGTCACTAGGAAGCGATCATCCGACACGATAACATCGTAGTCGACCATACCTTGGATCTTATCAGCGATGAACTTGTCCGGCTTGCACCAGCTAACCCCCTTGCTCAAGACTCCATCTCCTAGCAAGACTCCCATGAGATATGGGTGGATCACGAAATCTTTCTTTTCTCCGAATATCCCGGAGAAAAGAGGAATGCTTATTCTGCCGGAATATCTTTCCTTGCTTATCAAGTCCATAAGCTCTAGGGTAGATACGACCCTTTCGGCCTTGGCGTTGAACTTGGAAGATATTACGCTCCACAAGTGGCTGCCACAGCATTCGATCTTGCGACCGTCCGAGAACTCGACCATGTATGTCTTGACATGTCCTTGCGGGAATATGCCGGTCACACGTGATTCAGCCCCGTCTACGGAGCAAACTTGGTCGCCTATCGCAAGATCCTTGTTCAGTTTCCATCCTGAAGGTGTCAATACCTTGGCATCCATCCTTAGAGCCTTTCCCATGGAGGGCCTAGCCGCTATTATCACCAAGTTTCCCGGCTGCCATCCGTTCGTGATCTTGTTCAGGTCGTGAAGACCCGTGTCAACACCGGATCGGATGTTTTTCCTAACCATCTCCACACGCTTGTATAAACCGTCCATGGAGCCTTTAAGAGCCTTGGATATATGCTCGCCATTAGACTTCCCGATAAGTTCCTCCATGAGGCTCTCTGATCCGTTTATGGCCTTGTGCAGTACGTCACCTATATCCTCGTTGGAATAGATAGCGTTCTCAAGTTCATTGGCTATCACCAGCCCTTTCCTTTGTATGGATCGCTCCTTGACTATCATTGCGTGGTCCAGTATATGGGCCGATGACCCAATCTTGGAGGTAAGGGAGGCTATGTAGATCGGCCCTCCTATACTCTCGAGATCTCCGGATGACAGCATCGCTTGGGTGACCGTCATCATGTCTATGGGCTTTCTCTCCTTGTATAGCCCGGATATGGCCTTGAATACCGATTGGTTCCTCTTGTCGTAGAAATCGGCCTCAGATAGTTCCGAGGCGATTTTCTCGAAAGCGTCGCTCTCTATGAGGCAAGCCCCTAGTATTATCTGCTCTATCTCCTTGGCTTGGGGAGGTAGTTTCCCGTCAATCTGGGACGATGTAAACCTGTCTCGATCCATTCTGTTGCTTGTCTTCATTCTCGTTTATATTTTCAAACTCACTCTCCCATCTTCGCTGGTTTATCCAAGTTGTCAAGTGCGGATATTCGGGCACCCAATTGCCGGAATTCTTTTTCTCGTTATGCCATTCTATCTCCTTGCTTATGGCTAAAGGCAATAAGTCTATGACCTCGGCATAATCCTTATGCTTTTTGACAAAATTGTTGAATTCAACGTCAAGACCTTTTTTAGTGCCCGGATATGATTTTCGGAAAGCCTCGAATTTTTCTTTTATATATTTTCTTTTTTTATCATTATCAATATCATTATCATATAGGGTTATCTTCGGTAATGTTGGGTTATCTTCGGTTATCTTCGGTAATGTTGGGTTATCTTCTTTACCCTTTGAGTAATAGGGGTTTGACTTGCCTTTCTTGAAATTTGGATTACCTCCTTTTTTACCGGATTCCCTATTGTTGGATACTCTCTCATCATATTTTTTTTGATTGAAATCGATTTCTCTTTTAATGAAGGAGAATGCCATTTTAGCCTGCGGTCTCAGCTCCGATAGTGTCCCCGATACGGCATACCTAATAACCGCCTCGTACACTTCAAGTCTGATCTCCGAAGGATAATCCACTAACACCTCGTACCAATCAGCATTAAAAAGAAATGTTTTTTTAGATGTGTCCATGTCAATATATTATTCCTCTATTATATAATTCCTCCCTATATTGCTCCAACGCCTGAAGGCATCGTTCCTTGTCCATGTATCCCATTGGCATTATTCCGGCCAACCTTGCGTTGCATCGGTCTATGCCATATTTGAGATCCCTGTTTGACATTTTCTTTATATCCATGATTACTTAAATTTAAAGTGTACGATATACTCCCCGGCCTAGACCGGGGCTTTTAAAATTTAATATGCTTTATTCTTTAGATTTTAGGCAAAAGAATTTCCAAGCAATCCTCGTGTGGATCACTTGAATGATAGTTGTTACAGAACTCACGAAACGCATCGTAAAGCCCATTGGAGAGGATGAAGAAATACGCCTTGTTCTTGGCGTTCTTCTCGGTTTCAAACTTTCAGTAGGATACAGTTCTCGCACTGTTAGGCGTAGATGTAGAAGTTACTATACTTCGCTTCTCCTCTAATTTCAAGTTTCTTGGCATTGTAGTTGAAATTTGCTTTAAAAATATAGGACACGCATCCTAGTGATGTGCTATAGTGGTGTCGGTTGAGATGGATTGATAACCTCATTGTCTCGTTTTTGCTCTTTCCATTCCCTGAACTCTTTTAACTCAAGCAAAGAGTGGAAACCTCCTAGAACGAATGAATATACCATTGGGAGTTCTTGTATCGTATATCCTCCAGCTTTGCTTAAAAGAGACATCCTCAGTTTGATGTCTCTTTTTTCTCTTAGATAGTTTAAGATTTCTATTATCATGATTTAATCATATTGATAGCTCTTTTTAAATACCAAACAAATTGAAGTTTTTTTAGAACCACGGGATATATCCCGGTGGAATGTTATCCTTTTCCTTGAATCTTTTTAGATGCTCTTCCACGTTCAAACCTTCCCTTACGAGGATGATCGTGTTCTTGTCAACCCTTACGGGTATCCTCTTGAATTGAGGCTCCGGAAGTATATCCCCGTTTGCCTTAGTGTTCGCTTTGATCGTTCTCATATAAGTTATCGTTTATAGTTGTCACAATACCGGAAAGAGTTCGCTACCCTTCCGGTGTTCAATATCTCGCACCATACGGCCAGACCCTTGTGAGGCTTGCCGTGCACGCAATCGGCGCATCTGATACGCTCGGGTTGCTTAGTAGGTTTCTTAGCCATTCAGGTAGTCTTTTATAAGCGCTATGAAATCGTCCAGCGATCGGCATATCTCATATCTGTACCCTTGAGCCTCTACCGCCTTCTGGAATGCCTTCTGGCTGTCCTGTTGCCGGCCTTTTCTTGTCTTCATTTCCACGTACAGACCGTGATGGACGTTATTCGGGACTGACAGGAACAGATCGGCTACCCCCGCCAAAGCCCCTTCCGCTTTCAGTATAGCCCCGGTTACCGTGTCCCTCCGTCCTCCGTTCGGGACGCTAAAGAAGCATCCTGCGTATCTCGGGTATTGGAGACGGAAGTATCTGACGCAAGCTTGCTGGGTCTGTGATTCGATATTCCTCATTTGTACTTGTCGTCTATCAAGATTAATACAATAAAAATTATCGCTAGGATAGCGAATATGAACGTTATCACCCCGAAGGATAATAACAGGCTTTGAAAAATGTCACTCATAATCGTAATTGTCAAAATCGTCCGGATCGTAATCCGGAATGTCGTTACCGAAATCCATGATTGTTATTTGTTGTTGGTGAGAGGTGACGGAGTCGAACCGCCCTTAATCGTATTGATTGGGTGCGCACCTCTAATCACTTACCGATGTGATAACCTCCCGAAATCCCCGCATATCCTCACGGACGGCGGGGATAATCATTCTAACCTAAATCAAATACTATGGAAAACACACTCTAATATTAATTATCTGTTTTGCCCTTTGGTACGCTATCAGCATCAAACGGGAAGATGTCCATAATAAGGGTCTCGCTTACCATTGCCAAGGTATAATCCGCCAAGGTCCCTTTCATATTCTCCTCGAAACATGAGATCGCTTCCTTTAGGCCGCTCGCCTGTACTATGAATCTGGCCGCTGTTTTCTTCTCTATGCCGCTCTTCTTATCAAGCGTGATAAAATAGATCTTAATCTCATAAAATCTATCACCGTTATCGTTAAAGAATAGTTCCGCTATCTTTTTACGTGTTATGTCGGCGATAGTGAACTCTCCGGTAATGTACGGCCTTAATTCCTCTATCGTGCGTGCTTCAGCCTCCGTATAGGAGAGGGCATCCACTAAATAGGGTTCGACCACTCGTTTTTGCATGCCGTTCTCCAGCATCTTCTCATATGCGACCTTGCTAATAAACCAGTTTCTCATATATACTTTAATAATTAATGTTATACTTCTTTCTTTCGTATTGTGGGACATACCCTTTGCAAGGAGTATTCCCGTCAAGTAAGGCCGATTCCGGCCTCACAGTTTCCCCTTCTTTTTTAGACGGGTCTTTCCAATGTCTCTGCCGTTTATGACAGAGGCAATGTCTTTTAGAGCATGCCTCATTGAGGCAGTATTTAAGATCTCTCATTTTTCTTATAGGTTTCCAGCTTCTTGACCTCCTTTTTTAAGGAGTCTGGCAGCATCCATGTATTTGACGCTGCCATAAGGAGCGGTAATAATAATGTTGGTATGCCTCACGATCTTATCTATAAGATAATTTGGAGGCCTGTCACTTTTTCTCATGACTAAAAATTCGAAAGGTTTCTCATGAAATCGTATTCGGATATATCACGAAGGAATACCGAGAAAAGCACGTCCTTCACACGCTCGTAGAGATCCATGAACTCGGCCTCGTCCATCTTGTCGAAGGCTATCGACTTCGGGACCTCTATCCATTCCTTACGTGATATGCTATAGGCCGTATCGCAATGCCCGGCGGCGATCTCGACGGTCTTCCGGAAACACTCCACGCTCTCCTTGAAATGCGCCGTGGTCTTCTCGTTCTGGTAAGACCATGCGCAATTTATCAAGGCGAAATACTTTTTCAGAAAGTCGTAGTTCCGTGCCAGCGTTATCTTGGCCTTGTAGATCTTACCTAGCTTGAGTTTTTTCTTCTCGTCATAGTCGGAATCATAGCATGGCCTCAATCCGCTGGCTGTGTTGAGCAAGTATAGTTCCATGGTCAGAACGGCAATCCATCGTCTTCTCCAACCGATGGGGCGTTGTTGATATCCTCCGGTGAGGGGATATTGCTCTTGAACGTGGATTCCATCAAGTCACCTATGCCATAATAAACGCCTTCCTTTCGCTCCTCTTTCCTTGGGGCGCAAGACACATAATGCGTATAGGTGCGGTTGTCGAACGTGACAGGCTCTTTTTTCTCCCCGATCGAGATATTGAGGAAGATCTTCTCTCCCTTGGCCGTCATTACTTTTTTCATCAACTCCTTCGGTATGTCGCTCAAGCAGATTGAGCCGTATAAATTCGCCATAATGTTTATGATTTTAAATTTTAGATTTATAAGCGGGGCGGTCGGTTATTCGCTACGGCGGGGATAACCACCGTCCCGTAGCCACGGCATGCGTGGATTATTTTTTGTTGAATGTTATAGAATATGACATCTTAGCCATCCGTATCGCCGGATGGATCGTGTATATCTCTCCGGTCTCGTCATCAATGACCGTGGTATTATCCGGCACCGTCTTCAGGAACGCCTCCCGTTCTTTTATCTTGGCATCGAGAAGCAGCCTTTCCTCGATCAGCCTAGCGTAGACCGGATCATTGCAATTGGAGTGGTCGTAGGATACGCCTGTCTCCTTTATCTTGACCGTGGCCCCGTTCCAAGAGCGCTCCTTCCCGTATTTCTCGATCTCGGAAAGGACAGCGTCCTTCATCCGGTCATCGTCCAGCGTCCTCTTGATGGTCTCTTGCATCGCCTTTAACTTGACGACGTGTGATACGGGATCTACCTCACCTTCCAGTACCGGGTTCAAAAGGTCTATGGATAAAGCCTCGATATCGCTTTTCGTTAGCGGGGTCTTGCCGCTTAGCTCTAGTTCTTTGCTCATGACAGGTTGTTGTTTATTTTATAGTTGTTGTATATCTCTACGAAAGAATCCATCTCTACCTTTCCTATAATGTAAGCATTGTTGATAACGCTTTCTACGGAGAATGGTTGGTTGGCCTCCTTGGCTATCTTCTCTTTATTGTATAGCCACTCCGATATGGATTTCATTGCGCTCTCATTGTTTAGATGATCTCTCGTAAGCTCTTTCTTTACTCTGGAGTTTGCCGTTTTTTTAGGCTGCTCTTTAGGCTGCTCCTTTTGGGCGGTATTACCGCTCGCTATGTTAGCGTCCTCGTCATCGTCGGCCACGATGCCTAGGATGGCGCAAAATGCGTATCTTTTGGCGTACGTGATGGCCGATCCGATGGATTGAGCGTTCGCCGTATTGGATGGCATCCTTACCTTGGACGATATCCATTGACCGGAGGAATGAAGCAGTATGGTACGGATGGAGTAATCATCCTCTATTAGCTGACATACAGCAAGTTCGTTTTCCGCTAATGGTTGTTTCGCCGCCCTTTTGCATTCGGATAGATCTGCGTATTTAAACTTGTACTTTCCTCCCGTTTTAGTTTCTACCTCAACCTCGGAATTGAGGCTTGGTTGCTCTAGCGATCCTTGGAACTTGGCCAACGCTATCGCTAATTTGTCAATCTCTTCTGATTTATCCATGTTATCGTGTATTTAAATTCGTCAGCCTCCGGGAGTCGAACCCGGACTAAGACCATCGGCCGCCCTGCCCTCACTACCGTGTCCCTTTCCACCGGGCCAATGATATCGTCATGGCCTACCACTTGTCTAGGATATCGGTTGCCGGTCTGGGTCGGGGTTGCACCTCGTAAGGGCAGGTTTACCAATTATAAGAATCTAACAGGAACCTAAGCTCTTCCATGCTCTCCTCATATTCCTCGTTGTCTTCCTCCCCGTCGTACTCCGGTTCGCCGTCGGGGTCTTTGATGTAGATGTCTCTCATGCGATCCTCCGATAAGCAATGCCTTGGGGCTATTGTATTTCTTTAAATACCCCTCCATCTAATTTGTAATATGTATCCGCCTTTATCTTCTCCCCGTCAACAAATTCCGTTTTTACGCAAACGGGGATATATCTTTGCTTTTTATCCGAATAAGACCATTCGGATAGTGTTATCCATGATCCTTTTGAGGCTTTTGCTACTGAGTTAATACCTGCGCACATGATGACACAGTCTTCGCCAGTGCTGTCAATCTTGGCACCGTTGCCGGACGAACCAATCTTGGCACCGTTGCCGGACGAACCAATCTTGGCACCGTTGCCGGACGAACCAATCTGGGCACCGTCGCCGGACGAACCAATCTGGGCAACGTAGCCGGACGAACCAATCTGGGCACCGTTGCCGGACGAACCAATCTGGGCACCGTTGCCGGACGAACCAATCTGGGCACCGTAGCCGGACGAACCAATCTTGGCACCGTTGCCGGACGAACCAATCTGGGCACCGTTGCCGGACGAACCAATCTGGGCACCGTTGCCGGACGAACCAATCTTGGCACCGTTGCCGGACGAACCAATCTGG